TTTTCCGCCCTGTGCTTGCACTGCGGCGGCCAGTGGTTGGTAGATGCCGCGGATGACGACGAGCTTAGTCATCTGGAAGGTTCTTGTATGGACTGTCAGGCCGACAGTGATGCCGAGAAGCCTCTGCTGTTCACTTGCCTGGTGTCTGTGAAGCCATCGACGCTGCCGAAGTTGCCGAAGCATTGGCTGGTGTCCGATGAGGAGTAAATCAGAACTGCGGCCGTATCAGAACCGGATCGCCAGTGCGCTTTACGAAACCGACGAGAAGATCGCGGTGGCGCGGCCGGGCGGCGGCAAGACCATCGCGGCGTTGACCGCGATCGAGGAGCTGATCCGTGACAAGCATATTCGCCATGCTTTGGTGATCGCGCCGAAGCGCGTCGCGCGCATGGTCTGGCCGGACGAGATCAAGCTGTGGGCGCACACCCGCGGGCTGTCCTACCAGGTGCTGACCGGCACACCGCAGCAACGCAAGATCGGCTTGGCCGAAGCGCATGCTGGCATGTTCAACATCACCATCGTCGGCATCGACATCACGGATTGGTTGGTCAGCCAGGTGTCGTTGCTGCCGGACGATTCGCGGTTGTTCGATCTGTTGGTCATCGATGAGGTGTCGAAGCTGCGCGATCCTTCCGGTGTGCGAGCTCGGATGCTGCTCAAGCACGCCAAGCGTTGGCGCATGGTCTGGGGTCTGACCGGCACGTTACGGCCGTCCGGTGCCGAAGATCTGTTTATGCCGGCCACGGTGGTAACCCGAGGAAAGCTGTGGGGCCGGTCGTTCTACAGCTGGCGCAAGGCTCGGTTTTACCCGCTCGATTACCAGGGCTACACATGGGCGCCGCTGCCGGGTGCGGAGGAAGTTATTAACAAGGAGATCGCACCGCTTTGCGTCTCCCTTCGCGACGACGAGCTGCCGCAGCTCCCACCGCTTTCGATTCAGTTTGATAGGGTCGAGCTGCCGGCCGCCGCCCGCAAGCAGTATGACAGCATGGAGGATCAGCTGATGCTGCGAGATGGCGACGATACTGTCATCGCCAAATCGGCTGCGGTGGCGACTGGCAAGCTGGCGCAGATCGCCAACGGATTCGTCTATGACGAGGGTACAACGACCATCATCCACTCGGAAAAGGAGCAGTGGGCACAGGACAGTATCGATGGCGCGGCAGGGTCGGTGCTGTTCATCTACGAATACCGCGAGGATCTGGAAATGCTGCGTCGGCTGCTCGGCGAGGATCTGCCGTATCTCGGTGACGGGGTCACCAACACTGCATCGGATCATAACATCACCCAATGGAATGCGGGGAAGCTGCCGTTCATGGCCATGCACCCCGCCAGTGGCGGACATGGTCTGAATCTTCAACATGGCGGCTGCGATATGGCCTGGATCTCCCCGACCTGGTCGCCAGAATTGTGGGAGCAAACGATCGCCCGGCTACATCGTTCCGGGCAGACCAAGCCGGTGGTGGTCCGCGTCTGTACGGCAGCCGACACAGTCGACCAGATGAAGATAAATCGCGTTCATGAAAAGATGACGGCGCAGCAAGCGTTCGAGCACTACCTGCGCCGTCACCAAGAAGTAAAGGAGGACGTCTGAACACCTAGACTGTAGCAGCTTTCTCAAGGTTCATCACCAGTTGCTCGTCGAAAGCATTCTTGGTGCTGATCTTGTGGTTAACCAGGGTGTCCGCGATTTGCTTGTTGAGATCGAACAATTGATCGCGGGTAACGGCGTACCGGATATGTTTGGTGCCGTCGTTGAGATTGAGGATGGGGTCTTCGCTTTCGGGGAGGGTTAGATAAACAAAACGCAGTCCTGGTTCCTTGTGCATGGTGGACCTCTTGGTTCGTCGCTTACGTTTTGACTGAACCACTATCGGAGTCCTCCTTCAATGCTTGCTGGTCATAACAGAATCTTTCCGCTGCCGGTGACCATGAGATTCATGCCGTTCTTTTTGATGTCTGTTATTTTATTGCATTCTTCACAGCTTCCGGTCGTGTGAAAGACGTTCGGTTCGTCAATGGTCTGCTTGGCGCCGCAGTGTTCGCAGTTGAACTGTTGATAGACTTCTGCACCTTTGCCAATCCAGTGATTGGCATTCGACAAGATGTCGTCCCAGGGATAAGTTTTCATTTGATAGACTCTAGGGCGCGTTTGGCGATAGCTGGGCATTCATCAGCGTCGACGTCGGTCTTGTCTGCGATCTCTTTCAGTGCCTCGCGTATCTTTTCGTTCTCGTTTTTCTCGTCACGCCAGCGGCCTTCCCAGTAGCGTTCGGCGCCCTCAAGTTTAAGCTTTGCGCGCAGCCGCACCACTTCATCGGCTAGCAGCGCAAGGGTTTTTACGTCGACGGGAATGATGGCGTTCGGTGCGAGCAATTTATCAATATCGGTCATGCTTTATCCCGGTGCAGCCACTGCATCTCTGGTTTGCCAGTATACCCATGCTCGAATACCAGCCAGCAATAATCGCTCTTGCCGCCGCCCACCTTGCCGCCGGCCGTGATGACATGGCCCGGTGGCATCGACGGCCGCGGGGTCAGCAACCAGACGCGGCGCAGCGGTGTATCGGTTAGCCACCGTGCCGCGTTCAGCCGCGCGGTCGGGAATATCACTGCGGTCTTGCGGCGTGAGTGGACTTCGGCAGCGAGCACGAACCGCATCATGCTCTCAAACGGCGGGTTGCAGACGATGTTGTCGTGCATCCGGGTCTGCTCGAAGAAGTCTTCCACTGGATAGCCTTCGCCACGATCGACGCTGTCGGCGCCGGTCGCCTTGTAGTCGGACTTCTCGGCCATGTTGACGATGCGGCCCAAGCCGCAGCACGGATCGTGGATCTTGCCTTCAAAGTCTTCGACCTCGAACAGTCGTTTGGATGTCCACAGCGGTTCGACGTACCATTCGTCGGTGCGGGGATATGCCGGGCTATGCGCGGCAACGTGGGTCCAGGGCTGGCTCATTTCACATCCTCATCCCAGACCATCTTGCCGTCGATCCAGGTGCCGTTGACTGGATCGGTCACTTCGGTGGCGCGGACCTCTCGCGCCGTAATCCAGCGCGTCATCAGATCGTGGGCATAAGCCTCTGCTTCGGCTCTGGTTTCGAGCCGCACCGCGTTGTCGTACCACTTCGGGTCGTTGTTAACGCGCACCTCTGGTTTCCATGACATGGTGGTTTTCCTCGGTGGTCTGCGGCGCCCTTTTAGCGCCGCTGAAATGTTCTTGCGGTGCTGATCGGAAAAAGCGCGACCGATCAACGCGGTTGAAAGGTTCTTGCGATGCTGTTCTGAGAAAACGCGTGGCATCACTGCGGCCCGCCGATCACGTGATCCTCGACCCGGGCGACCGCGATCTCCATGGCGCGGATCGTCTCTTCGCCTTCGGTGACCAGGCGCATGAACGTCGACATATGCGCCTCGGCCCGGGCCCGGGCTTCGATGATGGTCTTCTCCAATGAATCCAGCTGCTCGCGCATCCCCGTGACCCGGGACATCGCATGAGCATGAACGTCGGCCATGGCGGCCGCAGCCCTGTTGATAACCTGGTCCGCCACGGCCAAGGATTGGGTCGACGGTTCGGTCAGCTCGTCGGCCAGTTTCTGCAGTTTCTCGCCTTCGTTCATCGCTTTTTCCTCTTCCTGGGGGCTACCCGCATGGGCCACAGATAGTCGGGAGCGTCGGCGCCGATCTCGGCGAGCTCGTCCTTGATTAACCTGTAAGTATCTGCCGGGAATTGCCTATCCGCCCGCCAGTTATAGACGCCGTTGATTGAGGTTCCGGTCAGTTCCGACACCATGTCGATGCCGCCGAGCGCGGTGATCACTTCAGCCGTGGTTTTGAGATGTGTCATGAACCAGACCTAATTCAATCTTTTTGAGAATTCAAGCGTTGCTTCTCAGAATGTTTGATTTATAGTCGATTCGATGGACTCAGAAGCCGAACTACGCGAGCTGATGTTGACCGATGCCAAGGTGTATCGTGTCCGCAATCAAATTGCGGAACATGATCCGCAGGCAAAACCGAAGGCGCGTGCTAAAGTCGTTGCGGTCAAATCAGACGATCGCCCAACAGAGGAACCACACCAATGAGCCGACTTCTTAGCACCGCCGCGGCGGTGCTGTTTGCTGCGTTCGCCCTGGCGTTGCCGGCGCGAGCTGACATTATCCTCGACACCACTGGCCAGGGTGGTACCGGCAACAACGTGATCTTTTCCAGCGTTGCCAGCTCCAACCTGATCCTTGGCAAGCTCAACGGTCAGAACGACGAGGTCGTTCGCTTCCGTGACATGTCCGGTAACGGTGCCTTCAGCGGCGCTGCCAACGGCAATGACATCAAGATCGTCAACACCTCCGATCTCGATATCACGGTCTTCGACAAGACTGACCTTATCCAGCTGCTCACCACCAGGGATATCTTCTCGATCAAGGGAAGCGGCACCCTGTTTCTTCGGGTGACCGCCCTGGAGGCCAACGGCACGTTCCAGGACTTCAACTTCAGCAACGTGCTGGGGAACGGCCAGAACGGTTTTGACCTGAAGGCGATCAACGGCGAGCGGATCTTCGACGTTGACCTCCGGGTCGTTGGTGGCACCATCACCGACTTCGAACACTTCCGTATCGATGTGGCGCCGTCTGTTACTGCGGTGCCATTGCCGATCGCCGGCGCTGGCGTTCCAGGCATAGTAGCAGCGTTGTGTGGTTTGGTTGCGTTGCGTCAGCGGCGTCGGCGTAGTGTAGCCTGATCATTGCTTGGTCGATCAGGTGAACGGGGCCGCAACTCCAAGCACGGATGTTGCGGCCCTTTTAATTGCGGGGAGTGCGCTGATGAAAACGAGAGACGAGCTAGACGAAATGCTGGCCGTCGATGTTCTGAGCGACCCCGCTGTTCTCGATGGGCTTTCACCTCATCAACGTCAGGTCGCGGAAGCTTGGCTTAAGCAATGCAACGATAGGCGCGGCATTCCCGAGTGGCCGCACAACAAGCGGGACGATGACGATCGGCGCGGAGATTAGATGCGCGATACCCACGCTCCAGGATGGTATGTGCTCAGCTTCGGAGCCTGTTGGTGGGTCACGATGGGAAGATACGTTCTGCGAATTGGCAAACCGTGGAGCCGATACCGATACGCTTGGCGTCCGCTGCTGTCGTTCTTCCGCTGCTACAAATAGGAGAGGTTTAGGGCAAATGAAAAAGCTAACGATGAAGCAGATCGAAGCCCTTCAATTGGTGAAGGAACGCCACATTGGGGGCGACTGCTATCGGTGTGTTTGGCGGTTCACGGACGGCAATAACACCTACACCTCCCAGGTCCGCGCGCTCGAAAGGGCGGGGCTGGTCAATGTGATGTACTTCGAAAACAACGAGTGCGCCGTCAATCTAACCGACGCTGGACGGGCAATCGCTTAGGAGAGGGCAATGCAGACGATCACGGATGCTGCGGTTGAGAAGGTCGCGCGGGCAATAAATGCCAAGGCCGCCGAACTAGAGGGTTCGGAGGATATTTTTGATACCGGCAGCGACCAACAGCGTGCCTTCATCATGGCGTTAGGTCGCGCGGCCATCGAAGCAATGCGCGAAATGGAAATGTGACGCTTATGCGCCCTCAACACCACGGAGGATCATATGCAGATTGAGACGCTAGAAGGCGATTTCGTAATACGCGGCTCTTACAAGGACATCATCCGCGCGCACTTCACCGAGGACAGCCTGATCGTCACGATGGGGCCGCAAGTCGTCGTTGCGGGGCTGGAGGAAGCGAAAGCCCTGCGAGACTGGATCGACCGCAGATCGAATGAGCCGTATTGACCGCCGCAGAGTGAGAGGGACCAGAGATGGATAGGCGCGGCATCCCGGCATGGCCGCACAACAAGACGCGCTAGCCCCGGCGTTCTAAGCGCCGGGGCTTCATGTAGGCCGTCGATGTAGTCCCAAGGCTGGTTCGTGACGTCCTGACGCTCCGCCAACTGATAGGTAGACAACATGACAGGCGATCCGTCGATCTATAAGGCCTCAGAGCCGTGCCCGCGATTGGTCTATGCGTGGGAGGGAGAGGTTGCCGCACTGAAGGCTGAGATCACGCGACTCCAAAGCGCACTGGATACTTGTCGGGAGCTTCGTGAATATGACGCCGCCGAGATCGAACGGCTACGCGCCGTTAACAGCAGTTTAATGGAGAAGTTATGAGCGAATTCAAATTGTACCGGCGTAAGAACTTGGCCGAGATTCGGCCTTACGTTGAAGGTGAGGGTATGGTCGGCGTCAGCGTTGCCGCGGTCGACAAGGCGACCGGCTCGCCCAAGGTCGGCGACATGATCGCGCGCAATCCAGCAAACCATAACGACAAGTGGCTGCTGGCGAAGCAGTACTTTGAAGACAACTTTGAGCCGGTCGATGCCGCACCGGATAAGCTGAAATGAGCACCTGGGACGACAAGCCGAACAGCTACGCGCACGCGATCGAGCAGATGATGGCGCTGAAGGATGAGGTGCTCCAGGCCAAGGCCGAGAGCAGCGCCAAGCGTGTTGTCATCGTCCGCTTGCTGAATGCGTTATCCGAGATTGAGAATACGCCCGACTGCCCGCCGGCGATCGTTGACATCATTCACAAGGCGATCGTGGTGACGTGACGGGGCCAGGTTGAAAATCCTAAAAAAATTTTAGGCTACCAGCCGCCTCCGCCAATAATCGGCATAGAACTCGAGCCGCTGCCGAAGTCGAAGCCACCGCCCCAGTCCAGCCCGGCACCGATGTTGCCGCCGCCACCACCCCAGCCCCAGCCGCCCAGCGTCTGCATCGGTATCGGTGACAGGCCAGGCGCGCCGAAGCTTGAACGGTTCGCTGCCGCGGTGTCGAGCAACGGCGTCGAGTAGGTGCTGTTCTCGATCGGCGGCAGCATGCCCGCGGTGGCGATGGCGCCGCCCTGACTGGACACCATGCCCGGTATGGCGCCGGTTGGCACCGAACTCAAACCTGCAGGCGCCAGCGACAGCCCGCCGCTGGATGCGGGTCCGGCGGGCTGCGCCGGCAGCACCGGCAACGCATCCGCCGGTGTCGACGTTGGCGGTGCATTCGGCGCTACCCGGTCTTGATCCTTGAAGGCATCGGTCAGGGCCTTGGCAATCTCCGGCGTCATCGCCGGCTGTTGACCCTGCGGTTGCTCGGAGATCCGTGACGCCTCGTCCTGGTGCAGCTTCTCCGCGGCGGCGCCGGCCGCCTCGACCGAATCGAACTTGCCGAGATGCTTGCCGGTGTCGCGGTAGCGTTGCTCGGCCTCGGCATTCGACATGATCTTTCCGCCCTCGGGCGGCACGGTCGGGACGTTGACCTCCTTGCCTTGGTCCTCGATGCCGATCGTTCGCACGGTCGAGATCGAGCCGTCCTCGTTCTGCACCGGCTTCTGCTGCAGCGGATCCAGGGTCGGCGCATTGGGGTCTACCGCTGGCGTGGTCCGGCGCGCGGCACTGAAGTCGGTGGCATCGGAGGTGCCAAGGTCGCTGCGCTTGCCCGGCGCTACCGCCTTCGGTGGCCCTTCCTGGATGGCCTGGTCGAACTGCTGCGGGGTGACGCCGGCCTTGGCCAGGTTCTTCTTGGCCTCGGCGGCGACCGTGCCGCCGATCATTGGCGTGTTGATCGCCTCGCGCAGGGTCTTGTTGGCGATAAAACCAGGAATGTTGCCGACCTGGCTGGGGTCACCCTTCCTGACCAGGTCGATGACCTTCATGTCCAGGTAGGCATGCGCCGGGTTGACGGCCGGCTTCGGCGGCGCTGGCGGCGCCGGCTTAGCCACCGCAACAGGGGGAGCTGCTACGGGGGGTGGCGCCGGCGCCGCCGCTGCCGGTGCTGCGGTTGGGGACGCGGCCACGGGAGCTGGGGCTGGAGCAGGGACCGGCGCCGGTGCGGGCGCCGGTGCGGGTGCGGGCTCTACCGCAGCCGATACCGGCGGCGCGTTGGTTGGCGTCCCTGGCTCCAGAGGATTGTCTTGTGACGGTATATCACTCGGCGCCAGCTCGGCAGGATCATCTTGCGAAGGCACGCTATCCACAGGCGGGGTATCCAGCGTGGCGGTCGGCGATGGAGCCCACGGCACCTTCTCCGGTGCCGGTGGCAGCGCATCCTTGGGCCCGGCAACCTGTGGAGCAGGCTGTGGAGAAGGCTGTGTGTCGGCTGTGGACGGTCCGAGCGACGCCACTTTGGCCGGCGCGGCCGCAGCCGCGGCCGGTGCTGTCTTGGGCGGGATGGAGTTCGCGATCGTCGCCGGATTGCTGAGCGCGACCTTGCGCGCCTTGTCCCACTGGGCATCGGTCAGTGGATATTCTTTTGATGAATCGGTTTCGTAGCGCGCCATCGCCTTGAGGAACTTGAGGCCGTCCGGCGACGCTAAAAACTCAGGCGTGATCCTGGTGTTGCGCGAAATCCCGGTGCGCTGCTCGATGATCGGTGCATAACTCTCACCGTGACCGACCCATTGGCCGATCATGTCCTGCATGGTCTTGCCGGAATACAGCGGTGACTGCGCCATCTTCTGGATGGCACCGGCGGCGCCGGCTTCCTTGTTGGCATACACCGCCGGGGTGTCGTGCTGGGTGATCTGGATGCCCGGCTTGCCGCCGTGCGCGCTGGCGTAGGCGTCGTGCCACATATTGAAAGGATTGTTGAACCGCTCGCCGGCTGGGATCGACTTGTTCTGCAGCGTCGCCAGGTCGGGGTGCTCGCCGGCGTGCAGTGACACTGCGCCGCCCGGCCCTGCGGCCGGCGTCGCGGTCGGGGCTGCACCTGCGGCGGGCGCTGCCGCACCAGCTGCCGGGGCTGGCTGAGAGAATGGTTGCCCTTTGTAAGCCGGGTTGGCTTGGACGTGCGGGGCGTCGCCTTTGACCGGGAAGTGCAGGCCGTACTGGTCCTGGTTGCCGGCGTACAGCCACTTCCTGAAACCACTATCCGGCAGGTCGCCGGCGCCGCCGTGCTGGTGCTGGGAGCCGCCCGGCCTGGCGGCGATGCCGCCGGTGCCGGCTTCGTACTTGTCGCGGTAGATCTTCTGGACGTCTTCGCCGCGAGAGAACTCGCCGTACTGGGCCTTCTGTCCTGGGTTCTGTTTCTCATAGGCCTCGCCGGCGGCGCGCAGCCGTGCCGCGAGCTCGGGGTCGATCTGCTTGTAGCCGCCGGCCTGGGTCAGCGGCGCGTCAACGATCTTGCCGTCCTTCAGCACGCTGTGGTGGCCGCCGCGCTCTTGCAGGTAGGCCAGGTCGGCCTGGTAACCGGGGCCCGCGGCTGACGGCGCCATCGGTGCATTCAACCTGGCCCGGTTAGCGCCTGGCCCAGGTCGGTATGGTCCCTGCGTCGGTCCGGATCCTTGTCCGACTGGCGGCTGCGCCTGTTGATTCTGTTGCACGCGCTGCAGCGCGCTGGTGGTGGCGGCGTTGAGACCACCCAGAAGGTTGCCGTACTCGTCGCCGCCGCTGTGCTGCGGCTGCAGCGAAGCGTGCAGCTGTCCGGTCAGCGGCGCCACCTTGAGCGGGTTGGCCTCGTCGACCTTGATCTTCCCCGGCCCCGATCTGAGCAGGTTCTCCACCACTTGGGTGGTCTGGCTCGGCGGTGTGCCTGGCGGCACGATGCCGAGGTTGATGCCGAGCGCGTGCATCGCTGCCGTGGTGTCGGCGCCGAACATCGGCGTCTTGCCGGCGATCATGGCCTGCTTACTCTTCTCCCGCTCGAGCGCCATCTCGTCCATGTAGGCCATCAGCGCACCGGACGGTTCTGTTGCTGCTCAGCCTGGATGGCGGCGAGGGCTGCTCCCAATTGATTGATGCCACCCGGTCCTTGGCCGCCAGCCAGGGCGTTCCGCACGGTCGGGCCTTCCAGGATGCCGCCGAGGAGATGGCGAACGGCCGGCATGCCGAGCACGCCGGCGATCCGTCCGGCCAATTCACCCGGCCAACCGGCAATGGCGCCGCCGGCCCGGCCGAGGGTTTCCTGACCGACCAGCATCCGGCCGACGCTTTCGTTCTGACCGCCGACGCTGCGGGTCAGACCGTTTTGTTGCGGAGGGATGTCCAGCGCGCGCGCCAGGCCGACCTGGTCGGAGACGTTGGCGAGCTGGTCGCCGAGCGAGATCGCCCGCGATTCCGGCTCCATGCCGGTGTAGTGCTCGGCGTACTGTGCCGGCCGGCGAGCGCCGCCCTGTGGATTGTTTATGGTCTGGTTGGCGACCAGCCGCATCTGATCACCTAATATTTCACGGACGAGAGGGTGCCCGGTGGCCTCCAAAATGCCCGGTACATTGGGGTTTTGGTAGCCGCTGTTCAGGTAGCTGTAGGCTCTGGCCGGATCCTCGTTGATGTAGCGTTGCAAGGTGGGGTAATCGCCAATTGGTCCACCCGGCGTGGCCGGCGTGGTGCGCTCGATCGCGCGGGTCATGTCGTTGACGTTGTTGAAATTGCGCGGATCGACGCCCTGACGTACCGCGGCTTCGCGCATGACATCGGTGGCCGGCGGGTAGAGTTCCGCAGTCGCCGGCTGCCGAGCGCCGCCGCGTTCAATTGATTTGCCGAGTTCGGTGCGGAAGCCGGCGAAGTCTCCGTATGGCGCTGTATCTGACATCCGCCCGCCGGTGCCGATTGGCTGCTGGATCGGATCGCCGCCGGCATTGCGAGTGATCAATGGTGGTAGTTCGTCGGTGAGCCGCTGATCGATCGCTAAGCGTTGTGTCGGCATGAGCCTGGCATTCGGATCGGTCATTATGCTGTAGCCGCGCTCGCGCACTGGATCGACCGCCACCGGCGTGTCGGCGCCGATCCGGTCCGTCAGCGCACTCTGCCGGGCGTCGCTGGCCGCGCGCAGTGATTCCGCGCTCTCGCCTGCGGCCTGGCTCAGCTTGGCGCCGATCGTGCCCTCGGTCGGCTGTGCCGCAGTGGACCCGCGTTCTACCGCCGAGCGATCGGCAGCGGCGCCGATTTGGTTGCGGGCGTTGCTGCGGGCCTCCTGAATGACATCGGCAGCGCCAGCCTGGCCGGATCGCTTCTGTTCGAGGCGTAGAATGGATTCATTGCCGAGCATGCCGGCGGTCGGGGTGACGCCCTGGCGCGCCGCGGCGGCGGCAATCTGAGGCGCGTCGGCGCGGCCTTCGCCGGCGTAGAGCTGATGGATGATCGACTGCGCGGCCGGCTTTGCCGCCAGGACCGAGCCGCCGAGCAGGGAGCCGATGTACCGGCCGGTTTCTTCGTCACCGAGGAGCTTGCCAATCTGCGCGCCGCCCTCACCGCCGTAATGGCCGGCCACTGTCGGGACCACCGTCGGCGCCGCCATGCGGGCGGTCGTGCTGATGATCGGTATGGCCTTGCCAGTCGTGGCGGCGGTCACCCGTGCCGCTTGCAGGGGGCCGGTCGCCGCGCCGGCGCCGCCGCCAAGGAACGCGCTGCCGCCCGCTTCTAGGAGTTGCCGGGCCAACCCGGCATCGGCCGGCAGCGCCGCCGTACCGGAGTTCGCCAACATCTTCGGCGTGACATATTCGGCTTGTGATTTTGGGCTGCCGATGAACCGTGCGCCGGCGTTGTAGCCGCCGATGGCGAGATCGGGGATGCCGCCGATCGCACCAGCGACAACCCGGCCGATGGTGTTGTCGGCGTTGTACGGATCCGAGGTCAGGCGCTTGGCCGTCATCAGGTCGTCGATGCTTGGTACGTTCTCCGACCCCGGCACAGGTTTCGGTTCTGGCGCCGCCTTGCCGTTCCACCAGTCGGAAATCGAGCGATCGGTGTCATTGATGCCGAGTCCCGCCTTGGCACGGCCCCATAGATCTTCGGTGAAGCTCTTGGCCGATCCCGCCGGCGGCGGTGGGGCTGAAGGCTTGTCAGGGTGCAGCGCCCGGTAGGCGTTCGCCATGTGAACGTAGTCGGACGTACCCTCCTTATCGGGGTTGTCCCGCAGCCACGCGCCGACGTCTTCAAACTTGGGTTCGGCCATATCACGGTGTCCCTAACAGCTTCCTGTCGAGCGCGGCCTTGTCCTCCGGCGACAACGGCGGCTTAGACCCAGTCGGCACCGCCGCGGCCGCGGCTGCAGCCGCCTCTTTCTTATCGCCTTCCATGCTGTCGGTCCGGCCGCTGCGGGTGCTGACGTAGCTGGCGTCAGGCGGCCGCAAGGTCAGCATCGGCGGCAGATATTTATTGTAATCAACCTTACGATCGGTCAGTTGCACGGCGTGTTGTTCATAGATCGGTTTGATGTTGGCGTTGTGCTCGATCATCGCGGCGTGGACCATGTTCCACAGCTGCATCCGCACTTCCGGTGGCAGTCGGGCTTCACCCTTCAAGCTCTGCAATTGACCGATGAACCGATCCATAATGCCGCCGGTCTGGCGAACGTTCGCGACTTCGCCTTCGCGCACCACTGACGGCGGATCGAGGATCTTTGCGGCGCCGACGATCATCGCCAGGTCGGAGGTTTGGTTATTTAACGGCACGTTGCCGATGAAGGTGGCGTAGCCGGTCTTGGCGTTCTCGTAGGAATGAATGACCGGGTTTTTCAGGTAGTCGGCGACCACCGGACGCGGATCGCCTTTTCCGATCGAGCCATCCGACGCCGGTACCGGAGCCGGCACCGCCGGCGCGCCCGTTGTGGCAGGCACGGTTGGTGGCACAGCCGGCGCCGTCGTCGGTGCCGTCGTCGGTGCTGTCGTAGCGGGTACCGTAACCGCGCCAGTCCCGCCGCCGCCGATCTGTTGGCGAGAGGCGCCTGGCCGGCCGTCGACATGGTCGAGCGTGTCGATCAGCCAGGCGCCGGGTCCGGTCGTTGGCAGCGGCATCTTGAAGAACGGCCGCGGTATGGTCTGGCCGGTTTCCTTGTTGGTGTCCCAGTGAATCTCACTCTGCCAGCCGGCATCCCGCATGGCGCGGGCGTTATTCAATTCGGCGTTGGTTACCGTTTCACCTCTGGCCGCCTTGGCTTGGATCGTCGCCGCCAGCTGGTTGAAGTTATTCTGCGCGATCGGCACGGACTCGATCGGATTGTCGGCGCCAACCTTGCCCTGTGCAGCCTCGACCAAGCTGTCATTCGGACCCAGCTGAACCGGCGTTCCGTCAACCTTGGTGCGGCCGCCGGTGAGTGACGCAAACGATTCTCCAGTGGCCCGGCCGTTTCTGTAGATCGTGAAGTTCTGCGCGTTCGGGACTTTGGTTTCATCCGAGGTCGGAAACCGGCCAGTGGTCTGGAATTGCAGTCGCGCGCGCTCGCGCGGGTCAGCCGGCGCGCCGCCAGCCGCCACCTCGGCGTGCGCTCCCTGCGTCGCCCACTGCGAAGGATCTTTCAAGAGTGTTGCCCGAAGTCCGGTGTCGGCCGCCGCTCTCCTGGCCTGGGCCGCGGCCAACGCCCGCGGGTCTATGAACTGTTCTGTCGACGGATATGACGGCAAGAATGCTTGATTGGGTGGTGCGCTAGGATCCGGCGCATCAGCTGGATTGACCGGCCCTTGCGGTTGAAACTGAATCTCGCGGGTGCTCGTCGGCACCGAGGCTTCGGGAATAGCGGCCGCGTTGGTTTCGGCAGCTTTCTTGGCGGCGTTCCACCGCTCGGTATCGCGGGCGCGATCCTCGCGCGCCTTCAGGATCTCTTCGACCTTGCCGGCGTTGCTCAACGCCACGCCAGGCGCGGCGGTGAGGCCCTTCATCAAGCTGGAGGCGAAGTTACCGGCCCAAGGATCCTGTTGGAATTGAACGAAGTCCGAGCCCATGATTCACCCTACATGCTCGCGGCAAGTTTGTTGCCGAGCCCGGCGCCGGCGATCTGGGCGCCGACTTGTGACAGGCCGCCCGCGGATCCGCCACTGTACTGACTAATCTTGATCGGCTCGACCGCCTTGATGACGTTGTAGGCCGACAGCCCACCAGCGCGCTCGTTGCCGGCCAGACGGATGTCCTGGCCTGCAGTATTGAAAATGGTATTCGCGCGGTTGGTCAGACCATACTGCGAGCCGCCGTAGGATTGCACGTCGGCGAGTGCAGCGATGCGCTTCTTGGCCTCGATCGCGGCTTGCTGGATGTGGCCCTGGATGGCGTTCTTGGAGTAGTCCGAGCCGCCCTCTTGGCCTGAGAACATCGCACCGGCGAGCGCGTTCGGATCGCCCTTGGCTTGGTTGGCCAGATCCTCCGGCGTGATGTCTTTGGTTAAGCGCGCGGCTTCGTTCTCTTGCGCCGCGGTCTGCTTGGTTGCGGTCAGCTCATCGAGCGAGCCTTCGCGTGCGGCCTCGGCGTTGCGCCGCAGCGCCTCGTCGCGAGCGGTAAACTCCTGCGATTGCTTGCGCTGGTAGGCGACCCATTGATCATTGGCAGCCGACTGCTGGCTCGCCATGTCGGCCTGTTGCTGCATGTTGTACAGCGACATGCCGACCGAAAAGCCCAGGCCAATGATCGAGATTGGGTCGCACATGGTTAGCTCTGTTGGATGCTCTGCGATCCGGTTTCGCGGCCGGTCCTGGCGGCGAGCTGTCGGTTGGCCTCGGACTGTCCGAGCGCAGGTGTTATGGCCGAGCCGAGACCAATCGCGATCGGCTTGAACATATCACCGAGCGCGGTGAGGTTCGGCTGCTGCAGTTGGGCATTCGCGGCCGAGCTCGCGGCCGTGTTGGCGGCAACGGTCGGATCCTCGGTGGCGTACAGCTGATTGTAGGCTTGCTGCTGCTGGGCCGCGATCGATTTACGCAGCTCGGCTGTATCGGTATCGGCCTTGGCGCGCAGGCCCGCTTCGTTGACGCCCTGCTGATTGGTCAGCTTGCCCTGCACCCAGCCGGCGGCGCCGGAGCGTAACAAACCAGCACGGGCTAGATCTGCTTCCGAGGTCCGCTTGGCATCGGAGTACTGGGTTTGCAGCTGCGGCAGCGTGTAGTCCAGCTCGGCCTTCTTGTACTTGTCGTAGAACGGATCGCCGAAGTTGTCGTTGCCGAAGATATTATCGATCGCGGTCTTGCCCTGGTTGAGCCTGGCCTGGCGCAGGTTCTCTTTGTCCCGCGCCTCCTGGGCTTGCTGCATCTGCAGCGCCACGGCTTGGTTGTTTGATGGTCCGCTTTTGCCACCCATAGCATCACCTCATATCTGCGTCGTTGTCATAGTGGGATCGTCGGCTTGTGTCTTCTTGCCGTAGTCAGCCCAGAAGCCTGGCGGCGTCAGCACGGCCTTGGCCGCCAAAGCGCCGGTGTCATCCTTGGTGGTACTGGTACCAGACGTGCTCTCGGTCGGCAGCGCGTTGGGATCCGGCTTCGAGGTATCCTCGGCCGGCTTTGCGGTGGCATCGCGCGCTGCCTTCTTGACGTTGATGTTGTCCTGCATGCCCGACATGTCGAGCGGCGCAGTGTTCTTCAGCGTCGCTTCAGCGTTAGCCAAAGTGTCGAGCCCCGTTGTGTCAGGAGGCTGCTGATAGTAGTTGCCGCCGCCACCGCCCTTGCCTCCCATGTCACACCTGGCCTGTTAGTGTTGAGCTATCGCTCGGCGTCTTTGTCTTTAACGGATCCGAGAACGTCGTTGGATCGGTGATGGTCTGCGCCAGGACGTTGCCGGTCGGCGCATCCTGCGTGGTCGACAACGAACCCGTGATCTCATGCCCCGGTGAGATCGGCGTGATGTCGTCGCCTGGTGTGGACTCGGGTGTTGGCGATGGCGCCGGTGGCGCTTCAGGCTCCGGTGCCGGTGCTGCTTCAGGTGCAGCCGCGGCCGCGGGCGTCGCGTCCTGAGGATAGCTTGCTTCCGGCGCACCGAAGAAGGCGTGTTGGATATTCTGATTGGCGGCCGCAACCGCTTCATCCTGCGACAATACGTTTCCGCCAGGACTGCGTGACTTGCCACCCATCAGATCTGGCCTGTCTTTAAGGCGTCAGGTGCCAGCACAGTCTGTGCCAGCGTGTTGCCGATCGGTCGGGTCGGGTCTTTGGTAACCTGCATCGTGCTTGGGATCTCTACGCCGGCCGATATCGGCGAGACGTTGTCGGTGTTGTCTGGCGGCGGCGGTGGCGGCGGTGGTGGCGGCGGGGGTGGCGGCGGCGGCGCCGGCTCTTCAGGCGGTGGTGGTGCTGGATCGTTCGGCTTCAACAAGCTCGCCAGAGCGTTGTTGGTATTGTCCACCGGCATCTGCTGTTGCGATCGGCCCTTGCCACCCATCAGAGTTTCTTTCTGAAGATCATGCCGACCGGCTCGGCGCCGAAGTGTCGACCGACCATGTTCATGAGGGAGTTCTGCTCCTTCATGCCGCTGCAGATTGGGAAGTTCATCACCTTGCAGCCGTCGGCACGGGCCAAGGTGATGACGGTTTCGATCAGTCTGCGGCCGAGGTCAGTCCGCCTATACTTTGGTATCGTGTAGGTCTCATCCATCACCGCCAGCGGTTCCGAAAACACGCTGAACACGTGGTAGGAGCAGACCCCCACCATATCTTCGCCCTCCATGGCGAGGACGTACATGGCGAACTGTGTACCTATGGCAGCGCGGAGGTACACCTCGGTCCGATCGCGGTGGTACCTAAGATATTCCGACCACTTCGACAGCTCGAAGAACGTGCCAAGGAAGTCAGCGACCATCGCTGCGTCCTTAGCTTCGCCCATGCGGATGTTAATGTGCGGAGTACGCACAGTCCGCTTGGGCCTTTTGAGTTCGGTCACCGTCATATTCATCGGCTAGCCACCTGTACGAGACGAAGTCTTCGCCCTCAGTGCCGTAGCCGGTCAGCGTACCTTCGGCCTTGGCACCAATAAGCGACATGAACCGACGAACATCGTCACGATGTCGCATCGCCACCGCCTCAACACGGTGTATCCCAATGTCGACGAGCATCGGCAGCACGAACCCCCGTATCTGCCGCACCATTGGTAACACAGCGCGGCCCCAGTTATGAGTCCCGAACGCATATCCAGCCGCCACACCCGTGCGTTTCAGCACCGCGCCCCAGATCGAGATCGGGCCGCAGTCGTAATCCCAGGCGCAAAACGCAAACAGGCTGTAACGCATCAGCTGACCGGGCAGCCGGTCGAGGTCGGTGCCGGCCGAGCGCATCTCATCGCGGTCGGCGTCGCGCAAGCTCAGCACCACCGCGTCGATCATGGCGATGTTGGCTATGCTGATGCGGATCATCCGCTTTCTCCGACCTGGTAATGCACCACCATGTTGGACAGGGTCTGCGGACCTGTCGCCTGTGACCGCAGCCGCAACGACATGTGCGTGGTGCGGGCGTGTATCTCCTGTTTGCCTTGCAGGAAGGTCGGACCGTTGAACTCGCCAATGACGTCCTCGACCGTGGGGTCTTCGATGTTGAACGCCGCCGATACTTCCCACGGAACGCCGGCGCAGGTGGCGTCGAGGCCGACGAAGGTCTTGAAGGTGGCGACCTGCTCGCCGGCATGAAAAGGGAAGATCAGCTCGACCGGGCAGTCATCGTAGACCGGGCCAACATCGGAAATGCCGCCGTAGGAATAGACCTGGTTGGCATCGTCGCGGACAATCACGCGGTTCTGGTGGATGCAGGCGGCCGTGATCACAAAGCCGGCGTCGTACTCCGACCAGGCCGTGATCTTCGGACCTGGAAATGCACTCAGCACATAGATCTTCGACGTCAACGGCGCATCAGGCGTGCTCCGGGATCCGGCCATGATGATCCAGAACCGGCCGGTGACGGGTTGCAATAACGCAATGGTGCCGCTCATCCAGTCCTGGCCCATGGTGCGGAATAAATCCTGCAGCAGCGGATCGAGCGGCGAGCCGATGTCGGACACCGCCGCGGCCAAGCTCGAGTTTCTTGCGCGCAACGAGCGCACGCCGGACTGCGACATGTACATCACGTCGCCAGAGCCGTACTGCATGACGCTGCGCCAGGCGGTGGTGCCGGCCTGGCGCAAGGTTTGGACATACTGATTCTTGGTAAAGTCCGGATCCATGATCCATAGTTGGACCGCAGTGCTGCTGAAGATGGCGAGCTTGTCGTAGTACACCTCCAGCGCCACGCTATCGGTCATGTCGCTGTCGCCCATCGACAGGTCGATGAAGTTGGTCGGATTGGGCTCGGCCAGGCCGGACCAGTCGCCGGCGTTGCCGATCGCCGAGAAGTAGAGAATGCTCTTCTCCACCGTGTACATCTTGTTCTTGTAAGTTCGGCAGTAGAAGCCTCTGGCCAGCGGCAGGTCGACGCCGTCGTAGAAGCGGCCGACCGTGCCGGCGGCGTCCTTCCACAACAGCACGAACACTTTGTTGTCGAACAGATCGTAATCGATGATTTCATGGATGGTCGGCGTGGCCTGCCCCAGCACGCCCACCGACCAGGTGCCGGACGGCGGCTCGACCACATAAGGGCCGGTCGGGCCGAAGGTGTAGAGCTTCTGGTTGACTTCGACGATGCCTTTGCTGGTTGGGTCGCACGACCAGAACGGCACGAACGCCATGCGCTTTTCTATTTCACCGCCCGGCGTCACATGACAGTTGGTCATACGGCGTAGCGTGCCGGCCGGCGCGGTCAACTCAGACCGACGCAGATCCAATCCGGCAGCGAAGTCGGTGATGGTAAAATATGGCACCGACCCTCTCCATTAGCCTGGGATGTAATCGATGTAAGGCACACGGTACGTGCGCTTATCGGGGTCGTGACCGCCGCGCTGGTTGCCGCCCATATTGTAATTGGCTCTCTTATCGGCGCCCTGATCAGCCAGGAGCCGGCGCAGGTAGTTCTGCGCCTTGGTCAACTTCATGGGCGCGGCTTCACTCTTGCTGGTCGCCAAGGCTTCCGCCGCGGCGAACATCACGATGGCTTTGGAATCCAGGACACAAGTATCGGTCGGCGCGACCAGCGGGGATAACGGGGCCTGGCCCTCGAACCGCAACACATAACTGACCTTCGGCGTGTTGGTATTATCCGGCGGCGTCGGCAGCAATTGGAATTGACCGACCGGGTTGGTGATCGGCACCGGACCTGTGGTGTTGATCGTCACCACATTGCTCCAGCGCAACGGCGCGCCGGTCTTGACCGGACCGAGGTGCATCATGAACGGCTTGATGCCGTAGACCAGCGGCGTCCAATGCGACGCCGAGATGATGTTCCCGACATCATCCTTGGTGACCTGCGCGATGTAGACCTGGACGATCTGATCGAACGCCATTTCCTTTGGGTAGGTGTAGATCGATTGCAGACCGACCAATGGCACGTCGGTCCAGATCTTGAGATGCTGCCAATTGTAGGCGTCCCACAGCTCGCGCTGCTGGCGTGCCAATAAAATATCAATGGTGTCCTGCGCCTGTATCCCCTGGTTGGGGTTGAGCGACGTGCCGGTTTCGGCACGCAGCTCGCGGCGCAGCTCTAAGAGCGTAACACCCAGCGGCACTAGCCGGCGTCCTTATGCTCCGGCGGCGGCGGCGGTGACCGGCGGCCGCGCGGTGAAGGTCTGAAGATCGGTTCGAGGTTGGGCTCGGCGCTGCCAACCGCATCCTCGTCATCAACAGCACCCGGCGGCGCCACCACAACGGAAGGCTTGCCCTCTTCGTAACGCGGCAGGTTGACCTCTTCGGTCATCATGTAATCCATGCGGAACGCCCGCCCCGGAAAACACGCTTCGACAATACGATGGCCGTAGATGCCCGCCAGCCGGTTCTTCTCCTGGGTCGGCCACACTTCGCCGACGCCGACCGGCATGATGTCCATGACGTTCTCGTCGCCGTGCATCGCCTGCAACACTTGCACCTCCGGCCAGGTCACCGGATTGTGCTCGCCGTAGATCACGGTGTGGCAGTTCTGACCGGCCAGGTTGATCTTGCAGGTGCAGTACTGGATCTGTTTGGACATAGTCCCTCCTGTTGTGGCCGAGGTGACAGCGGCCCAATCTTGCGGAGTAAACCGCTACCACCCCGGCCGTTTCGATCAGGTAATATCCATGACGAGAGCGCCATTGAGGCGTCGCGCACAGAGCTGCCCGGTCGAAGTGAGAGCGCGATAGATGACGTACTTGTCTGGTGTGCGCTCGGGTGAGTGCTGGTGCCGCCACTCGTCTTGCATGGCAACCAGGTAGATGTCGCGCGAGTCAAACCAGTAGCAACGCTTGCTCTTGCCGAGCTGGTCCAGCGTCGGGTCGTATTCGAAGTCGGTGCCGGCATAAGAAATCTGCCCGACACTGACGTCCTTGGCACCGGAGAAGCCCTGCATGCTGTAATTGCCGTTGGCACGCAGCTCGCCTTCCAAGGCGCCGAGCCAGTCCGATCCGCAGAAGCCGGTGTTCGGCTTGGCACCATAACGGGTGAGCTGCCGGTACTCCTTCTGGAGCAACGTGATCAGCGCCCCGCCGTTGGCGGCCGCAGACGTGATAGGACCGCCGCCCCAGGCTGCCAGTGCGGGTGTCGTGCCGACTGCGGTTCCCATGGCGGCGGTGTAGGCGCGGTTTCTCCACCACACCTTCTGGGCGCGGTTGATACCGGCCACAATGCCTGTGCTCGGATCATCGGTGACCAGTGCCGCCATGCCGGCAAGGGCTTTGGCGTCAGTGGCACCGTTGGTCCACAGCAGGTTGTTCATGCAGCGGGCGTACTGCTCGCTGACATCCTGCAACGCATCCTGCAGCAGGCCGACCAGGACGGTGTCGTCGCGGCCGGAATGCTCGGACACATCGTCCATGTTGCCTTCATCGGTGACGGTGATGCCGTCGGATTTCAGCTCACTGTGCGTGAGCATGATGCCGATGTGGTGCTCCTTCCAAGGAAACACCGCTTGGGTGAGGTTCGCCGGCGTATAGTAGGTGACCGGATCGGCCAGCTCGTAGCCTTTGAGCTGATCGTCAGTGCCAGGCGCGGCAGTGTTGCCGAAATCCCCCTTAACGCTGATGATAATATTCCCCTTACCCCCGGGGAAGGTCTTCTTCTTGCTCTCCATCGCGGCGAGCAGTGGCTTCTCTTGGATGGCCTCTTGAAAGGCCGTCCCCTTGTTCATCCACCAATCAAGCGCAGCCGTAGTGATATGCGCGAGCAGTGGCGCGGTATAAACAGGCATGGCAGCAGCCTCTCATGATTAGAGGCGCGGCGCTCCTTCGCGAGCAAATCGGACTGCTTCCAGCAGTGTCGTTGCCTCGGGCGCTACGCCTGCGGTTCGACCCGTGCTGCTCGGAACCCTCGATGTTGGCCGTCGCTGACCAGTCCACTCTTGGTATTGCTTGGTAGCGCGGCGATACGCCTCTTCGGCGATCTGAATGCCATGCTCCGGCGACCGTGGTGGACCCTTCTCCTGCACTAGTGCCATCATCGCAGTCTGAACAGCGTTTTTCTTCGTCGCGTAGTGCGGATCCGATCGCTCGATTTGCGCTTCCCAATTGTTGACGGCTGCTGCCACCCTGTTAGCTAACACTTCCTTTGCCGACGTATTCTGGTGCTGTTGCAACATGGCCTGACTTTTGACCGCGTTGGTTTGCGCCATTGCTTTGTCCATGCGCTCTCGCGAGTACAAGGCCGCAGCTTGTGTCGTCATATGCCCAGCGTTAACCGACTGCTGCAGATCCGGTGGCAGTGATATGCCGAGGTACTCCTCGCAAAGCTTCATGTAGGGTTTGACCCCTTCATAGAACTTCACGAAGTCGCCGCGGCGCATCGCCGCCATCAACTCCAAGCCGAACAGGAAGTCGTCCTGTCCGATGTCATGCGAGCGTAAATACTCGGTGACCTTGGCAGCCATGGCTGCATCGGGGGTCAGACGCTTGATCTCGCTCGCTAGCTTATAGCGTTGCGATTGCAGCTTCCTGATCCGACGCTGGGCAGTCTTGGAAAGCTTAGCTATCTCTTCAGGTGTCGCTTCTTCCGGCAACTCCGGTTCGCTATCGCGAGCGGACTTCCTTGCGACCCGGGGTGGCGAATCCCCATCGTTGGCGTCCATGTAATCGCCGCGGAGCTCGCCGCGGTTGGATACATCTAGCAGACTGCCAACATCGCCTACGTCAGTACCTGGCGAAGGTACAGTGTCGAGCGACTCTACCTCGGTGGGTAGTTTGTCGTTCTCTGCCATGTTGAATTCTCCCGGTGCCATGCGGCACCTTTGTTGTGTTTACGTCAATTCAGTTGCCGAGTCACGCACCGGGCATACCCGGCATCTTGACTTGACCCGGCATCGGATGCGGTCGACCTGGCGGCGCTCCGTCGAGTGTGGTCTGCGCGTCCGGCGCGCTCGGTGGCGGACCCGCTGCACCACCACCCGGCGCGTTGACGGCTCCCTGCGGCCCCATCGAAGCTCCTGGACCTGCGCCGGCGCCGGGCGCGGTGGGTCCAGCGCCGGCACCCGACATCGCGCCATTCATGGCAACGATGGAAGGTAGCGCCGACTTGAACGCCTCGGTGAGGTCGAGGCGATCGTCCAGGCGCCGCAGCGTCTCCTTGGCAAGGAATTCGGGATCGATGCCAGGGAGCTGGATCAGTAGCGGCATCAGCCGCTGGGCGTTGGAGATCTCCTGCGCCTGGTTTGGCCGGCCCATGGAGCCGGCTTCGATCTCCAACAGGATCTCGTTGGCAATGTCCTGGGCGATCGGCTCGGCCGGCCACACCGCGCCCGGGCCGACGATCTTCTTGACCCGCTCCTGGCTCATCTCGCGCAACATGATCTGGCCGCCGTTGCGGGCCAGCTGGGTCAGCAGATCGTTCAGGTCATCGATATTAGAACCCATGCTGGTCATGCGCGAGCCCTCGGCGATCTGGGCTTGGGTCGCGGTGGTGTTGCTGGTACCGCCCAGGTTGGCCTCTTGGATGCCAGTGGTCCGCAGAATGTCTTCGTACACCGGACTGACTTCGTAGAGGTTAGGATCCACTCCTGGGCCGGCGTAAGGCTGCAGCAGCTGTTTGATATCTTGGTTCGGCTGCAACGCGTTGAGTTCGATCACCGCGTTGGCTTCGCGGTTGGTGATCTTCAGTAGGTCTTCTTCATCCAGCGCGCCCGACACCGCGGCGATAAACGGCCGGCCAGCGATGCGCTGCTCTTTCAGACCTTCGCGGCAGCGATTGTATTCGAGCTGCATGTCGCGCATCAGGCGGACATCCGATGGCGGGTAGAGCTCTTTCTCGTCTTCGACGCTGTTAAATAACAGTCCGTACCAAGGATAGAACCGCTCGTTGTAAATCTCCGGCTGCACCGGATCTCTCAGGAACTCGCGGTAGCCGTCGCAAACCACATACACAAGACCATCTTTGCGGTTGTAGATCTCCCACACCAAAGCGTTCGGCTCGCCGCGGGTCTTTTCCTTGTGCTTCGACCAATCCGCCGGCGCGCCCCTGGAATCCTCTTCGTCGTAATCAGAGCCATACTCAGTGCAATGGCCGCGAACATCGACGTTGTAGATCTCCTCGATCTCATCGACCGACAGCAGGTACTCCTCGCAGACCCAATCGGCCGCCACCCAATTGCGGATGTCTATGCACTTGATATCGGGAATGATCCTGGTCGACATCGGAAAGTCAAAGGTCAGCCCCTCGCGGACCACCGCGCCGGTCTGCTGAGACAGCGCCTGCACCAGCAGTCTGATCTGCTCGGCCTCCTGGTCGTTCTCATCGGTAATATCATCGGTGGCATCGGCAGCCAGGCGCTGCAGCGTGGAGAGCTGCTCGTTGGCGTCGGCAATGCCCTTTTCCGCGTCCGGTCGCGCCTGCATCACGCGCTCATAGCCGAGCTTGACGTAAGCGACGCCATTGGTGACGGCGCGACGCACCGTCATCTTCAACATGCTCTTGAACGGATGTGGCTGGTTGTCGACCTCGTAGGCGTACATCAGCTCCATGGTCCGAGCCAGCTTGTCCATCATGATGTTTTCATTCTTGACGCGGGCAGCGTCCATCATAATGTCCATGCCGCTGCCGACCGCTTGCGCGACCATCGGCGAACCTGGCGGTACCATGTTGTTGGCGGCAGCGCCGGCCGCGGCCTGGCCGAGCTGGTCGCCGAGCCGCTGCGGCTCTTGCATGGATCCGGGTATTGGACCAGCGCCCATGCCGGGCATGGTGGCGCCGCCGAGCGCCGCGCCAGTCTGGCCCGCTATCGAATTCATCGACGGCGACGGCGCCGTGGCCGGGTTCGGCGGCGTGCCGCCGGCCATCAGCATGCCGATATCCGGCGGTTGGCCGGTCGCCATCGGCATCATGCCCTGAATGGTGCTGCCGGCGGCGCCGGTGACCTGGCCCATCAAGCCGGGCGGCATGGCGCCGGCCATGCCAGCGGCCGGACCGCCGGGCGCCATGGCGCCCGAGGCTTGGGCCTGCTGCATCATCATGGCGGCAGACTGCATCAGCTGGTTCAAGGTGGTCTGTGATTCATCCCAGCTGGTGGCATTCAGCCGCGGCCGCTTTTTGGCGACCGCCTTGGGGTTCTTGGCATACAGGAAGGCCGTCTTCTGCGCGACCAGGCGCAACGTGAGATTGGCGACGTACCGCTTGTCCTGGTCGCTTTTCGACCACTGCTTGCCGAAGGCAAACGCTTGATCTTCGCGCATGCGATCGAAGCTAGGCTTCCAGTACCGCTTGGCCCGCTTCACCTTGCGGGTCCAGTCCGCCACCAGCTTGCGCCGCCGATCGGGCGGCTCCGGGTTGGCGCGGGGAATAGTGTTTGGTTGGCCGGTGGTCGGGTTGATGTCCGGTTCACTGGACTTCTCGTCGAAGGCGCCGGCGAACACATCCATCATGGAGCTCTGGAAGGTGTCTACCATCCCTGCAAACTCCTGCCGCGTTTCTCACGCCCTTCGCGCCGGCGCGTGTTCTCAATCATCTCGCGGAATGTGCCGGCTACGACCTCTGGCTCCGCCGGCTTGTTGCGGGTGCGACCGTGCATCTTCGCCAGTCCTAGCCCAATAAGGCTCATGGTGTCGACCAGATCATCCTTGGAACCGTGCGGAAACTTCAAGATCTGATCGAGCGCATCCGACCACCAACGGGTAAAACCAGGGAAGTGAACCATCCGCATCGCCGTGCGGGCCTGGATCGCCTGCGAACGCTGCTGCTTGTCAGCGGCCGGATTGATCGGGTCGATGGCGCAGAACACCTGCTTCTCGCGCATGCGCCGGCTCAGGAACGGACCGATACTCTTGGTGATGCTGCCGCCCTCGGCCCACCAGAACTGCGGCTTATACTTACGCATAAGCGAGATCATACTTTCGACTGCCTCATGCGAATCCATACGCTTCCAAATAATGTCCGGCATAACCCAAATGTTGTCTTTCTCATCCACGCCAACAATCATCAGGCATGTTTTATCGGCCACTCTCGCAATCGACACGGCATGGTCCGACGCGCCATAAAACCGAAGCTTATGAAACGGCGGGATATCGTCCATCCGGTTGTAAGTGACGATATCCTCAGACTTGAAGAACGCCCCTTCTTTAGGGCCCGGCCGGCCCTGATACAGCGCAGCAAAGCCACGCGGATCGGTGGCACGGATGTCCTCCAAGTATTGCTTGGTAAAACGCTCCGGCCACAGCGGCTCGCCTTCCAGACGACCGAGCGGATCGCCAGGCTCGGCCAGCGCCGGCAGATCGATCTTGCGCCAGGCCTTGGCCTCTTCAACATTGAAATAGGGGTTCATCGGATCGGTCAGCCGACCGACGAGATCGTCTTCTGACCATCTAGTCTGGACAATGACGATAGTGCCCGTTGAGTCCATGAGCCGGGTACGGAGCACTTGATTATACCAGCTCCATAGTTTCTCACGAACGATAACGGAGTCAGCTTCAGTTCGGTCCTTAATAGGGTCATCAAGAAGTATGCAGTGACCTCCGCGTCCAGTGATCGAGGAACCACGTCCAACAGAGAAGACGATCCCATCGCGCGTCGTTTGAACTCGGTCAACCGCATTGGCGCCTGTCTTGATCTCTACTTCCGGGAAGACCTGACGGTACTCAGGTGTTTCCATAATGTCGCGTACCCGTCGACCCAAATCCCAGGAGTAGTGCTCGTTATAAGTCGCCACAATGATTGAGCGGTCTGGGTGTCGGCCGACGTACCAGGCGGGAAACATAGCGGAAGCGAGAGTTGTTTTTCCGAACCTGGGTCCGACATTGATCATCAACCTCCGATAATCGCCGCGCTCGACCTCCTCCAGCGACTTGGCGATGAGACGGTGAAAGCCCTGCGGCTGGTACAGCGACACGCCGACGTCATCGTCGGCGTTGGGATCCGGCATCATCAGCTGCGTGAACGCGATCAGATCGTCGCGGGCCGCGAGGATCGCACGCTTACGTTTCAGCAGCTTGAGTTGAATGTCCTCGTCAAGCCTCATCGACATGCTTGTACTTTGCCATCGGCGTGTCCGGCAGCGTCTTGATCTTGGCGCGCGGCGCCGAGCTCATGGTGTTGGGCTCGACCGGCGTCGGCTGCGGGCCCTTCACCGGACTGGTGTGATGCGTGAAGGTGTCCTGGGTCTTGGATACCAGCGGCGGCGCCTTGGCCGGCGGCGGCGGCTTGATAGCAACGGTCTTGCCGATCTTGGAAGCCATGGTGAAGTTCCCTTAAGTTGAAAGCCTAAAAAAATTTTAGGCGACCTTAAGCGTGTATGACAAACCCGAAAGCGTGCCACCCCAACAAAAACAGCAAGATGAAGAACAGCACGTTATTGGCATGCAGCCAAGGATAGCCGCCAGGGCCGTATACCGAACCGAGCCAGCTGACGAACCAAAGCACCATCAAGACCCAGAACAACAGACCTATGCTCATGGTAGCCCTCCCTAGTCGAGACAAGCGTCAGTGCGATAGGTGGTGCTGCGGGTGCGGCCGAGCACATTGACATCAGTGACGCGGCGCTCGGTGTTGACCGTGCCGCCGCGACATTTCGCGACCACTGGTGCAACGATCGGCTCTTCGTCGACCCAAGCCAAGCGGCCACTGCGGCAGCTCACCATCAGCATGGCGATCACCACCACTGCGGCAAGCCGCGTCATGTCTAGCCTTTAGCGCCGGCTCTGGCCGCCGGCTATGCTCATATCAATCATATACCGAGAATTGTCATCGAGAACCACCGGCCGGCCTGGACTGATCGGGGTGCCGCTCGATGGTGGCGATACCCAATGCGATTCCAATGCTGGCGCACCAAGCTGGTCATACTTCACCTTGGTGTCGTAAGCACGATTGAACGCATCAGCAGAATGCACCCGCTCATTGAATAGGTTGAGCGGGCCTTGCGACGGCGGCGTCGAAGTTACCGTGGCGTCGGGGTCAACCGCGGTGGTTGACCCCGTTGGAATATCAGTCATTTACGGTGCGGTTCTTTTTGATCCGGTCGATTGCGCTGCTGTGGATCCGGATCATTTGGATCATCTGGTGGCATATTGGGGTTAAGTGGACTGTCGGGCGGCTGGCCCATCGGGTCGCCGTCTTGTTCCTGCTTGGCCAGCTCGACCGGATCAGAAGTGATCGGCTTGTCAGCAGACCGTTGCTCCGGCGTGGTGCCAGCTTGCCGCGTTCCGGTTGGGTGCGACGGCATAGAGCGAGGTGGGCCTTTGTCCGCTTCCCTGTGATCTCGACGCTGGTCTGGACGAGGGTCGTCGTCGTCGGTTTTCTTGTTAGACATCTTGGACTTCCTCTTCTTCTTTGGCCGTGCTCGGGCGGTTTTCTTAGCCGCCCGCTTAACAAGCTTACGCCTCTTCATAACGTCCTCCTATGCTCCCGGCCCCAGGTATGCACCCGGATTGCCGGTGTTCGTCCAAATGTTGCGGACGCTATCCCAAGTCCCGAACGACAGAATGTATCCACCGCCATCCCAACAATAACCGGCACGCTGACCGTTAGCACTGCCCTGACCGACGTCGCCACCAGAGCGGCCCTGACCATCACCGATATAGCCGCCGGAATATTCGCTGCCGTCCGGTGCCCGACCGAAGCCCGGATAATGATTGCCGCCCAAACCGGGGTTTACGCCGGCGCCACCACCGCCGCCATTGCCGGCGTTTCCATTACCGCCGCCGCCGCCGCCGTAGATCGTGCCGTTGTTCTGGATCTTGACGTAGTTGCGAAGGTACAGCGCCGTGCCGCCAGGTTCTGCCGCCGTTGAACCGGAATAACCCCCGCCGGCGCCGCCGGCGCCGCGGATGTGGCCGTTGTTGACCAAGATGATCTCGAAATCAGCCGGAAAGTTGCTCAGATCGAGCGCCGGCGCGTAGTAAGCGCCGGAGAACACATACGAACTGATGGTGAAAACGACGACCTGCTTAGCCGGGTAGGTGTTGTAGTAGGCGTCGTGCAACGCTCGTAAATTGGTATTTGCGCTGTAACCGACGTCGATATAGCGCGGCTTCAGCTTGGCAATGATCGGACCGCCCGAGGTGATCAGGCCGGGCAGCATCAGGACATCCCCGCTCCGAAGAAGCAGTGGATGAAACTGGCGTTCTGCACCGAATACGACATCACATCGATGGCGCCGGCATTGGGCGAAAAGGTCGGTTTAACGCCAAGCGGAAACTTGTAAGCCGCACCCCAGCTGCCAACGTTGCAGCCAGCGCCGCCGATGGTGAAATAGATCATGCCTTTTTGACCGGGTTTGGCATTGAGCGGATTGTTCAGCACGCAGCCACCGGCATTGAGCTGCCAGGTGAAATCGATGCCGGCGTTGAAATCCGGTTGCACGTTGGCGGCGGCCGGCAACGCCACGGGCGTCGCCGCCGCCCAGGCGGTCGCCGGCGAAACCAACTTGCCCGCAGCCAGCGCATCATTGCTCAAATACTCAGCCGCAGTGGCGGCCACCAGCTTGCTGTCGACGTAGTCGCGGCGCACTGCATAGGCGCCACCAGCCACCGTGGCCGGTAACGTGAGCGGACCCGTCATGGCGTCGGAACCGTCGATCGCCACCTTCTTACCGATGTTGCTCTGCAGCGTCGCATCGGCCGTGCCGAAGTCGGTCCTGACAGCGTCAACGTAATCCCGCCGTGCCGCCTGGCCGCCTTGGCCGGGCGCGGCAGCCGTCGGCAGGACGAGCTGTCCGGTCATGGTCGAGCCGGCGATCGCCACCTTCTCGCTATCGAGTTCGTTGATGGCGTCCTGCACCTTGGTGGATGAGATATTGCCACCCGGCGTGTTGGGCTGGTTGCTGATGGTCGCCGCCGAAACATTGCCGGTCACCACGTTAGAGATCTGCTCATCGACGTATCGCTTGTGAACGGCCTCGTTGTTGGCGATCGGATCGACTGTGCGTAGATACAGCGATCCGATCATGGTGCCGCCGTCGAGCAGCAGATATCTGGACAACGTCACCGCGTCGGCATCGACACCGGCGATCGTCTCGAAATTGGCCGCATTGAACGGCGCCGGGCCGTGGACCGCCTTGCAACGGTACAAGTAGCCGCCCTGGGTCACATAATCGCCGGTCGCGTAGATACCGCGAGCGTCGAACACCCGCACCGCCAGGATCGGCAACAATGCGCCGAGCGCGGCTGGATCGGCATCGCCGGCGGTGAGCTGCCGATTCGCAGTGTTGATCGCCAGCTCGCCCGGCTCGATGGTCGGCGGAAACGTCGTCGCCGGATTATAGATCCGACGCGAACGGATATGTGCTGGCATGTCAGTCCCTCTTGCGTCGGCTCGAACCTCGCGCGGCGCCCGCGGCGGTGAAGGTGAACGGCAGCGTATCACTGACTTGGTTGCCGGTCCGCACCGCCACACCGATATCCTTGGCTTCGCTGAAGATCGACGGCTTGACGCCAGTTGAGCATTCCGTGTCGCTCAACAGCTTGGTCGGCTCGTCGTGACCATCAAACACGATGCGGGTGACCTCATTGAAGTTGGTGCCGGTCACCACCAGGTCGAAATCGGGATCGCCCAACGCACAAGTGTCCGGCGTCAACGCACTGATGGTCGGCGGCTCGACAATCGCGGTGACCGGGTCGACGTCGGATACGACGCTGACTCGGGCCGGACCAACGACCGAAAGGATTTCATTGCCTTCGATATGATAGTTCGTCGCCATTTTCAGTCTCCACGTTTGGGTGAACAGAGTTGGATCAAATCCGAGATCAACTTATCACGCCGCAAGCCGTGCTCGTTGACCGAATACAGCAGTCCCGACGTCATGATCAGGAACAGCACGTTGACCACGACCAACGCCAGCGCCAGCGGACGATCCTTGAGACCGTCGGCAACGGAGCTGATGATCTTGCCGGTGGTCTGGATCATCGCGCCCTCGCATATTTGAACGGCGCTTCGGCAAAGGCGGCGAAGATATAGAGGCCGCCAGCGGCGTTTATATTTGCACCAGCAGTTCGCGGTTTGAAACCGTTTGCGAGCATATCAAAGCTAGGCCCCCCACCAATGCTATTCTCTGCACCGGATGCTTCCGCGAGGAGATAATTAGACACGACATTGAAAGGATCGCGGGCTGTGTCGCTGATGACCCAACTGCCTACGGCATCTGCTCGCTTCGACATGATCCAGCGCGGCCTGAACCCGCACCAAACGAACGGCCCATCCGCGCTGCCGTTGCCGACATACTTGCCAAAGGTGCTGAAGCCCGGCACCGCTGCAAACAGGTATGCAATGCAACTCAGCCCAGTGCCGCCCATGATGGTGTTGGGCGCAGTAAAATCCGTTGCAGTCGGCTCGTTAAGCCAAATTCCGTTGGAAAGCACGACGGCGTTCGGGTTGTGCAGATTGGCGTAATAATCGCCCATGATCGCGCCAAAATCTTTGTGAGTAACCTCCCATCCATTGCCCGGCGCATTGCGCGCCTTCGCAATGATCATCGCCGGTTTAACCCCGAGCGCATGAGGAACACGCGAGTTTGATGCTGTGAAGGCGACGACATCAACGCCCGGCAGCGCGCCCTTCTTCCACAGCCACTCAACTAAGGTGCGCCCGACACCATCCCAGGCAGTGGTTGAACCATAGGAGTATCCGTTCGACAGAAAGGCAAGCTGACCCAGATTTGAGGTGTCTTCTGCATTGGTCAGATCAGAATAAAGAGCATTCGCCGGGCCGCGAACGCTGTCGTACCAGAGGTTGCTTGCAGCAACGTTGCGGGCCTTGCTCCAGATAAAGTCAGGCTGGAAGCCGAGATCGGTGACGCTGCCGCCAGTACCTGCGCCCGTACGAAGACGAATGTCCATATACTGCTTCGGCAGCTTGATCACCGGGTCGGGCAGGTTCTGGGTGCAGAGCGCCTTAGAGCCAGCAGGCGCTGCATATCTAAATGGCTGCTGGCCGAAGTTGGTATATTGCTGCGAGCCACCGACACCGTGGACTGCAATCCAAGGAAACACAGTGCCGGTGATGCCGGTGAACGCTGGGCCTTGCGACACGCCGTTCAGGTAGAACGTCAATGTGCCAGCGTTGATCCTGACGCCCATGACGTTGGTGTTGCCCCACGCCCCCATGTAGGGGGCCGCGGTAACGCCGGGACCGAACTTTGTCCCGCCACTGTGAACCACCCAATTCTCGAGATTTGACTGGTAGTCTGTGTTTACGTTGGCGTTGGCGGTGGCGATGCCGATGATGGAGTTGGTGGTCTGCCCGATATAGCTTTCAAAATAAAAGTCGGCAGCAGCATCGACGCCGATGGTGCCAGCCGAACCGCGCCACACATCTTCCGCTGAAGATACAGCCAAGTTTCCCCAATACATCGGCGCTGACGACTTGGCCGCATTGAGCGTGCAGTAGTTGCCATGCAGCACACCGCCACTGTCCGCATAGTTGGTTGGTGTGTCGAGCAGACTGTCGTTGCTGTGATCAGCGGCGATGCTGAAATTGGCGGGCGTGTAATTGTTGCCGTTGCCGCTGGTGTCCTTGCCGAGCGTGGTGGTGGTGACGTTGCTGTTGTCAGCAAAGTCGAGATGGAAGCCGTTGGTGCCGTAAGTGCCGGTGTAGGCCTTCGGGCCCCACACGCCGGTCACCGGATCGAACTGACCGAAAGATGACGGGTCGAGTGCCTGTCCGTCGATGAAATAATTCTCAGCAAGATAGCCGAGATAGTACCCACTGAGATAAGACCCGTTCCACAAGGTCGAGCCGATGTCATGTTCAAACGTGTAGTTGATGAAGGTACTGTAGTTCAGCGCCATTTCTGTTGTGGTTATGGTCCCAGCCCCGACACCATTGACCCAAAGCTTAAAGCGCAATCCTGCTGCCGCTGTCGTGTCGATAGCTGCGACCACATGATACCAAGCGGCTGGATCGCGAAATAAACCAACCGTGCGATAGCTGCCTTCGTCAACAGCACCAGAACCGTAAGACCCAAAAAACAATTGGTTGGCGTTTGGACTAGCTTCCCATCGAAGAACTGTAACAACACCAGCCGCTGTTGCATTGCCGTTGCAAAAAATTGGTCGAAAGTCACTAACATCTATTGGCGGTTTGACCCAGCCAGCCCAAGTGTACTTCTGGCGATTGCCAATCACAGTGAACGTGCGTTTCAGATACGCGCCACCCCGAAACCGCAGCGACCGCGCGATCCGATAACCAGCAGCAGCACCGCCTGCTGCACTCAAGCCGAGCGATGGGATCGTTGCCGGCAACATTATTTATAGTCCGCCGCGAAGCTGCACAGCAGTGTCGGCGTACTGTTCAAAACAACATACGAAACCGCATCGATTGCGTTCGGTGTCGTGGTCAGCGTCGGCTTGGTGCCGCCGGGAAACTTGAAGTTGGCGGCCCAGCCGTTGACGGTGCGTCCGCCGGTCGCGTCCTGCACCAGATACATCACGCCCTTCTGCCCCACCTTCGTATTGAGGGGGACGATGCCCCGGCTTGGTTGCCCCAGCGGGCCGAGCGAAAGAATGAAATCGCTGGCAGTGGCAAAATCCAGCATCATCATGCCGGCGTCCGCGATCGCGGCAGGCGTAGCCGCCGTCCACACCGCACCCGGCGTCAGCATCTTGGTCGGCGCAGAATTGCTGACGAACTCAGCCGCGGTCGCCGCGGCCGGCGCCGCCTTGCTGTCAACGTACTGTTTGGTAGCGGCCTCTAGGTTGTTAGTTGGATCAGCAGGGAGCTGGATCGGTACTGCTGTTTGAATGTTCGCCGTGCCCAGGCTCATCTTCTGGACGCCGCCGACAGTGAAGCCGAGATTGGCGACGGTGCCGAAAAGACCAGTCGTGTTCGTGCCAGTGCATATACCGGGCGCGGACGCTAATCCTGCCGGTCCCCAAATCGGAACTGAAGTATTAAACTCCGTTGGACTGATCGTCCCCCGCAGCGTGCCGTTGACGCTAAAGCCCACATAACCGGCGTTACCGACAAGGCCATTCTGGGTGCCACCAATTTGCAATCCAGGGGCCGTCGCGTTGCCAGATGGCAATGCCAACGGCCCGGTCATGGTGTCGCCGGTCTTCAGAACTTTGGTCGGATCAGCGCCCGACTTGCCGTCGACGTACTGCTTGGTGGCGGCCTGCAGGTTGGCGGTCGGATCGGCCGCCAGCATCAATGGCTGAAACGCGGTGATCGCGGCGGCTTGCCAGCTCCACACCTTCGCGCCGTTAACGGCGAAGGCATAATTATTAACACTCTCGCGATAGATGCCTGCGCTGCTGTCAGCAGTAAACGAATAACCTGGACTGCTCACGTTGCCGCTAACACCACGGATCGGCAAAGACATTTGCAATGAACTCGACGCAAGGTTCATCACTGTGGTGCCATTGGCGACGAAGTACAGCAAATTAGACGTGCCCCAGAGGCCCGTGCCGAAAGACCCGCCGAAATTAATCGACGGAGCCGCAGTACTCCCCTGCGGAAGGGCCAACGGCCCGGTCATGGTGTCGCCGGCCTTGGCAACCTTGCCGGTGACATCCGCAGCCGCAGCGTACTCAATCCACGACTGCCAGACCCCCGAGAGCCTGATGCGGGTCCAGAATTTTCCGGTGATCAGATCGTGATATCGCTGCCCGACATAACTTGCGTCACCAGCGTAATTCTCGGCCAGCATGTAGCCCTGTCCCGTTGTTCCAGGAGGGCCATTGGTGACGCTGTTGCAAACATACGAAGCAGGATCAGTAACACCATCAAGGTTCGTTCCGGAAAGTATAATCCCCTTTGTCAACTTGGTGGCATCGGCAGCATCGACGTACTGCTTGGTGGCGGCGTGCGTGGGTAGCGTTGGCGCGGTGTCGATAAAGACATTGCCCGTAACCTCAATGTCCGCACCGAAATTAACAAAGGCGTAGACCGTGCCGCCGTTGACGGCATCGAGGACCGGCCACCAGGCGGCACCATTGCCACTGTTGTAACGACCGTAAGCCGTGCCGTCGGGCGGCACGTCAGGAATGCCACCACCGCCGCCGCCGCTCGCCGCCGGCACCCAACCGGCGTCCTGGCGCGAGTATGGCGTGCCATTGCTCGGCGCATCGGTGACGAGACCGGGAAGGCCCGGATCACCCTTGTCACCTTTGTCGCCTTTGTCGCCTTTGACGCCTTGAATGCCTTGCGGACCCTGCGGACCGACGCCGCCGTCGACGCCGTTGGTGCCGTTGGTGCCAGGATCGCCCTTGTCGCCCTTGTCGCCCTTGTCGCCCTTGTCGCCCTTCGGCCCGCCGCCAATCGAGAATGCGGTCGGCACCACTTCGTTGACCGAAGCCGGCCCAGTCGCGGTGATCACCTCGCCGTCGACGTCGGGATCAATAACCGGAATCCAGGTGGCGACGCGAAGGTTCTGGCTCATGGCAGATCCTGTTGCACGTGCGGGCGATACCACACGGCCCAAAGCTTGCTGTCGACCGGCGGCGGTGCAGACATCGTTAAAACGCTGCCGATCGCAGTGTAGTCGACAGTGGGCTCTTGGATGACGCCATCCAATGAGACTTGCAGTTGCGAGCCGGTGCCGATTTCGGTCGGTGTCGAAGTGCTGCTGGCCGGGTCGATGTAACTCAGATTGAAAGAAACCTGCGAGCCGTTCGGCGTCAGAGTCTCAATCTTGAACGCGTCAAGTGCCGCAGAATTCACCTTGTCGCCGGGAATCAGCAGATCCCATTGCACGCTGGAGCCGGCCGGCACGCTTTCGATCAAACTCATGGATTGGTTCGGATTGTCGATGGTGAAATCGACATCGGGGACCAATCTGACGCCGTTGACGTGGACGTCATGACCTTCGGTGGTGAAAGACGGCTGCACGCCGTTGTTATCGTCGCCGGAAAACGTCACTTGGCCTGCGGCCGCGGTGTAATAGAATCTGGCGAGGTATCCGGCCGTGACATTCGGATTTGGCGGCGTCCATTGCGCGCCGTTCCAGAACAAAACCTGCGGCGGATGGCTGGAAGTGTCGTAATAGAACGATCCTGGCGCGATCGGATTGGGATAAGCCTGGCCGGTGATCGGATTCACGCCGCCAGGGATCGGTGGACTATCGGAAGGGCCTAAATAGTAAAATCCAACGTTGCCAACCAGGTTTTGCGCGTACAGCGCCCACCATTTTGCCGACCAAAGGCCGGCCACGCCGCCTTGAACCGGCTGATAATACAGTCCGTGACCAAACGGATGGTTTTGGATGTACGCCGGCGCCGCATTGGGGTCGACGACGGGCCCAGCGAGGTACTCGGCCCACTGCGTCGCCTCGTTTCGCGCCGCAATGGCGTTGTCGGATTGGCCTTGGCTGTGATTGGCCCAACTTTCGGATTCGATCGCGGCAGATTCGGCCCGATCGGCCGAATTGGTCGCGTCGGAAATGGAATCCAGCACGGTGACCTTGCCGTGACTGACCGCGGACAGCGAAATCGCGGCACTGACGGCGGCCGCTTCGGCGTCGCGGGCCCGAAAATCGACATCGCGACCGGCGTTGACGACGCGACCGACCGCTTCGACGGCATTTTGCGCCGCCATCAGCACGCGCTGTTCGACAGAATCCATTTCCGAGCGGCTGTGTTTGAGATCGACCTGTAATTGCTCGCGGCCGACGCTGTTGCTCTTCAGTTTGCCGTCGTCGCGGCGGATTTCTTCCAAGGCAAGCTGCGTGGAATGGATCGCCTCGACCAGATTGTGGATCTGAGCGTCGAGCAAGTCAGCCTGAACCAGGCCGCGCGGGCGATCGGAGAACAGGATCTTCTGCTGGGGCCGAACGATGGCTGGCATGATACGTTGCCTTCAGTGATTGGCCTTGGTCTTTATCGCATGAAAGGAACCAACATGCTATCAGACGCAGCAGCACTGGCGCTGTCCGGCCTCGAACACGGCGCGAAGTTCAACACCAGCCACACCACGGCTCGAGAATTGATCGCGGCCGGCTACGCCAGCGACGATTGGGGACAGCTCGGCCTGACCGAGGCCGGCCGGATCTATCTGCGCCGCGGCGCGCGGCGCATTCACATCAATTGCGATGACGAACAGGTGTCGGACATGTCCGTGCACATGATGCGAATTCCACCGGACGCGCAGATCGACCGCGAGCCGGTGTCATGGTGGAAAAACCGGGCGATCGAACGCGCCGGCGGCGCAGTCATTGACCCGATGGCGTCGCCGCAACATGTGCATCCGAATTTGGATGATTCGGAAAACTCGGAAAACACGGAGCCGCTCGTCATGCTGCCGGAGCCGCCGCCGCAGCCGCTGCCGATCGCAGAGTCGCGCAGATACGAGATGCTGCGCGCGGCCGGCGTCGCCTCGGGTAAGACTGGGATGTGGGTGGACGAGCGGTGGGTCGAGGAATTCATCCGCGCGTTGGATGGACCGTCCGCATGATCCACATCATGCGCCCGCATGATCCGCATCATCCGCATTGCGGAGCGTGCGGATGGACAGGTTGAAAACGTAAAAAACTTGCCACGCAGCATTGCGGCCGCGGGCGCTCCCTCGAACCGGCCCCGCCAGGGGGCGGTAGCGATAAGCCCTTGATAGTGCAGGCAAATCCCTCTTGCGACTCCTAAGCAAAAGCAAACCGCGGTGCAATGGTGGTTTGCCCGCGCGCCGCGGCGACATACTAGGGCTGGTGTCCTGCAAAACTCTTAAGTTATGCAGGTTTGCGAAAGCGCCGAATCGCGGAGTCTAATTCGGCCGCGGTCATGTCGGCGCCACGCGGCGCCGCGCTTTCGTTTTCTTCCTGGAAGTATTGCAGTAACGTGCGGCCGGCCGATGCTTTCGCGGCGGCGCTTGCTTCGCTATCGGCTAGCACGCTCAATAGCGCCTCTTTCACTATCTGTTTGAGTGTTGCCGTGGTTTTTAAACCGTCGGGCATGCTCTCGGCTCGCGGCGCCTTTCCGTTCTGCATTGGCTTTCGCTTCCCTTGCCCTATTAATCGATTGCACCAAAGGCCCGCCGTGATACCTGCAGACCGGCGCGCCAACCATTGCTAGGTGGCCACATTGCTTTCCGCTGTGGCGCGCTATGGCGCTACATATGCGACGGTTAGGCCTTCCCTTGGTCAATCGAGCTCGCATCATTGCGGCTTTCCATGCCGCATTGCCCGATTGCGGCCGCGGTTTATTTTTCAGATTATTTGACAAAATCCGTTGACTCCTTATGCCGATTGGCACAATTATAAAACCGTCGAAACGAACACGCAAACAGGACACGCAAACCATGCTCATTAAGGAAGCTTTAGCGATCGCGGGCCCATTGGGCTATCCCTCCAAAATGCCCGGTACCTCATACGACATTAGCGCCAAAGCATGCATTACCGGCGCCAAGCTTAACCTAGTTGAGGGCTCAACTTGCCACGGATGCTATGCGCTCAAAGGGAATTACATTTATCCAAGCGTTAAGATGGCCCATGAAAAGCGAATCACTGGCCTTGCCCATGCACAATGGGTTGACGCAATGGTGACCCTGTTACGCGCCGCGCATAAACCACGCAAAGTTGGTTTACCTTTGCCGGCATATCATCGTTGGCATGACTCCGGCGATTTACAATCTGAAACGCACTTGGCGCGCATTTGTGAGGTGGCAGAGCGCACGCCCGAGCTCAAACACTGGTTACCGACTCGCGAAATCGGAATCCTGACACGTTACGTCAAATCGGGCGGTCGCGTTCCTTCCAATCTTACAATTCGCGTTAGCGCCACCATGATTGACGGCAACGCCCCTAAAGCCTGGCCCATAACGTCAACGGTACACGCGGCCGCGGCGCCAATCGGCCATGTTTGTCCGGCGCCCAAACAGGACAACAATTGCGGCACATGCCGCGCATGCTGGTCTTTGGATATGCCGAACGTCTCTTATCACAAGCATTGATTGCAGCTTATGCCGCGGGCTTGCCCCGCGGCATATGCGGCAATCATGCCGATAACAGAAAAGGAACGAACATGTCAGATACGAAACAAGCTTTCGCCGAGATACGGCTAAACTTCGATTCCGGTGATGCTTGGGGCTCCGCCATGGCATGGTGGTTTGCCGTAGCAGATGCATTAACCGACAAGGCGCCTGACCTAGTGCCAACGGAATGGCAATTTAGACAGTCGCCATTCGGCTCCGACAAATCACAGTATGAATATGAAATAGCGGCCGAATGGAACACCGCAACGCTGATCCGTTTGGGCAATGCCCTATCCCGCTATGCCGCACGATTAAAAGCCGCCGGCCTCGATTACTGAAACCATGGGCGAGCCGACCAAACGCGCGCGTCTTCATGGTCATAGCGTTATGACCATGTAAACCATAGAGCTCAATAAACCGCCGCGGGCTTGCCCGCGGCGGTTTCGTGACTCGTGCTTACACTAGGATTAGCGGCTCGCCCATGTGCGACCCGCTAGACCTGGTCGACGGTACCTCACGCCACGTCAAATCGCTCTGTTTGAAATCAACATCGCAAAGGAACCGACATGTCAAAGACCCATACCTTCTCTATAAATCAAGCCATCGCCGCCCAGAACAGATCCGGCCGTGGCCACATCGATGCGACCGAAGCCAGGAATATTCACAGACTATTAACCGGCCGGCACGGCAACGCGCCAGCCGGCGGCGGCGCCCTGGAGATTCCAGCAGCAGGGCCAGGGGGTGAAATCGCCATGTCCAAGGAACGCTTCGTGCAGGGGTTGGCCCGGCTGGGTTACAACGTATCGACCGCCCACCGCCTATTGGGCATCGGCAGGACCACGATCTACCGCATGAGCAAAGGCACCTCGGCCGTGCCCGAAGTGGTGTGCCGCCTGATCGACATGTACGAGCGGTTCGGCGTACCGCCGGAGCATAAACGATGACCGACCGCGACGTCATGATCGTGCTGTTTGTGATCGCGGCGGTGTGCGCCGCGGTCCTGATTTCAACGATCCTATGGTGGCCCTAGGTCTCGACCGAACGTAGATGATTGCCGGGCCGGTACCAGTGACGCTCCACTGCCGGCTCGCGCCACCACAACTCGGTACGATCGCCGCGGCTTTCGATCTCCAGAAGCAACGCGGCACCACACTCCGCGCAGCCGAACATGGGCGCAGCCACACCCTCCAGCCGTGACAACATACCCTCATGGAGCACCTTGTCCGATCCACACTTAGGACACAGCAATCCATGCGACTCAGTCAAATCCAGGAACTTCATCTTCATAACCGTAACATCCGTTGTTCAACCTATGGTGAGTAGTCGATGGGTGTAGTCGTTGGTTGGTACGAACAATGATATCAATGGCCCCCCATGAATGGCTAGAGCCCCTGAAAAATCACCCCTCAACCCTATTTTTTAAGATTTAGACAGAGGAGTAAATGCTCTTGGCAGTTCATGGGCGGCCGTTGATATCATTGTTCGGCGGACTGAAAACCTAGCTATTTCACGTTTTCCCCCTGTTTGTTCTCACTTAAGGCCTTCGCAGCAGCAACCCGTTTTGGTAACTCCACACTCATCAAACCGTACACCGATTTACGAACACCGCCGATAAGCCACAGTCCGTCCGCCCGGTCATTATTACGCACTGGCACATAGCCGCATGCATCAAATCTATGGTGAATCAACTTTAGGTTGGCCCTGTTTTTCAGCCACATATACAGGCTCCCTTCGCCTGGATCGTTGGCGCAGGCCTCTGTGACCATATCCAAAGTGATGACCGTGGGCGGTACCATAGAGCCGTCAGCCTGACGTTCACCCAGCCTGTCGATGGCGTCCCATATCCCCGGCACCTCCGCGGCCACACTGCCGTCGACCATGCGCCAGAACGCCGGCGTCTTGTCCGGCGGCACCTTCGCATCGAAGTCAGATAAATCGTACTGCTCCAGGTACGCCACCACATCGTCGATGCCACCGGCCGCATACCACGCCCACATTCCGGTCCAGTAGTCGGGATCGAAGTCATCCTTGGTAGCCTCAGTGCCGCACACATAGTGCCGGCGATCGGTCGCCGGCAGATACAATCCGTCGCTAGGATAATTGGTAGTGATAATAACGCCGGTGACGTTCACCACATAATACTGCGGCACATACTTCACGTTGACCCGCACCATGTCCGGCGGCGCCGCCAGCATCGTTTTCATGGTTTCGTACATCTTGAATTTGTTGACGTCGCCGAGGTCGCGCGCTTCTGAGATCCGTAGCACCGTCGACTTCATGTAATCGTTGTTGTTCGATGTGATGTCGTGCGGCGATACCTCCTTAAAATTCCACGGCCCAACGCCGTACTTGACCGGCGCCAGTATGGTGTCCTTGCCAATGCCTGGCGAACCCGTCAGCACCAGTGCGTGGTTGATCTTGACTTCGGGCCGCTGAATACGATGCGCCAAGAATTTGATGATATGATCGGCGTGATCCGGGTAGATTTCCCACACCAGCTCAAGCCACGGCTTCACCCGCTTAGCATTGCCATTAACCCGCCGCGGTGGCTGGTACATGTTGTAGATCGAGGCGCCCGGCAACGGTTTCAGTCCGCCTTCCAGCGTCACCTCACCCTCGATTAATTCGGGGTGGCCGGGCATCCAGGATATTTGCGCCACTGGCCGGTGCATATCCAGCCACACCGATGGCGGCAGTAGCACATCCACCGTCTCGAATTCGTCCGGCCCTTTCGGGTCGGTTTTATCCTTCTTTTTAAGCTTCTTTTGTTCGGTGCCGACCTTGACCTTGGGCAGCGCCGCGTTGACGCCGGCCGCCTGCCACATCTCGCCTGTATGTCGGAGTATGTAGTTGTGTGTAGGCAGGAACGCATAAAAGTCCGTGAGCTTCAGCGTCGCTTGCGTCTTGACGCGAAACCCCGGCCCTTTAATCCCTGCAGCCGCGGCATCTGCCGCGAATTCGCTAAGTAGATTTATAAAGTCATTCGAGCTGGTTTCAGGATCGGTTATTTCATATTTCACCCGCGCTGTGTCGATCAGCTTCTTCACATCCTTGTCGCCATAACCTTCACGGCACGCCGGTGCACACCTCTCATAAATCTCGGCGTCGGTCTTGAACTTCTTCACCATCGAAGCCACGACCGAGCGCATGTTGTTGTGCCACTGCCGATCGCCATTGCGGTCGATATCGTTGGCGGTCGCCACCAGCTCGTCCAGGTCCGCTTCGGTGTGACCTGGTGTTGCCTCGGGTTCGGCCGGCCCTGTTTGCTCCTGTCTCTCCTTCCAGGGTTTCTGCGGCGCCCCGATCGCGCCGGCGTCCAGATCATCACAGCCATCGATGAAGTAGCCGCCGTCGACCACCTGCACACGATGATGTGGATTGCGCTTGACGCTGCCAAAGTAATACGACTGCGACTGCGTGAACGATTCCGCGGTCGCCCCACCACCGAGCACGCCATTGATGCGAGCCGCCAGTCCGTAGCGTTCCGACACCGGCAACGCCTCTGCGGTCGGCGCCATGATCCGCCACTTCTCGACCGCCACCCCATCCTCGTTGGCTACCAGGTGCGACGGCGTGGTGTAGATCAAACAGCGGATATCCGCGGCGTGCATCAGCTGCACCGCCCGGTCGAAGCTTATCTTGCCGCTGTCATGCTCGACCTCGACGCCGGTGATCATCTGCATATTGGCGTCGTGGCGCAACGAGCCTTTGGTGGTTTTGATGTCACCAAAGATGGCAAACTTGAACCACGGCAGGCGCCGTTTCTCGATCCGGTTCTCGTTCTGCACCACGATCGCCAGATCGGGCAGCGTAAGCTGTTCTTCCCGCTTGGTTTTTGCCGCGGCATTGTCAAAGAATGTGACGGTAACCTGGTGGACCCCGGTCTGGTATTGCCGCGGCAGTTTGTTGTCGGTATCTGTCATCTGTTGCTCCTTTTTGGGTTGTTCCCCTGGAGGGGTCGCGCACCTAGGGATGGGTGGACACGGCCGGAAGGGCATTTCGCCCCCTTCCGGCCGTTACGTTTTCCAGCAGCGCGTCAATATCCGCCGAGTTTTTGATCAGCACAACCACTGCCCCTAGTACGGTGTAGTCGTAGGCATACTGCCGCTGGTGTTGGGTGGTGCGGCCACCCCGCGGCCGCTTCAATTCCACGAATATGATTCGGCCGCCCGGGAACAGCAACAGCCGGTCGAAGAAGCCGCGCGACCCAATCACCGTCACCTTCTCGCAGCGGCCGCCGGCCGCCAGCACCCGCTCTCGCAATTCACGCTCGATCTTGCTCTCTCTCACAGATAATTTGACAGCCATGTTGAAGTGTGCCTTCTGTTGTGGATTCAACTGAACCGAACACGAGGATATCATGTCTCGACATTCCAACCTGATCGGCGGATCCACCGCCGATCGTCTGCTCAATTGTCCTGGATCGTTTCAGCTGATCCAACGCATCCCTGAGATGGCCGACCGGCCGTCCGAATACGCCAACTACGGCTCGGCGATGCACGCGGTGATGGACCGTCTGGTCGAGAGCTATGCCGACGGCTTTCCGACCAGCAAGGATCATACGATCGGCTTGGCTCGCGAGTTGCTCGGCGAGACTTTCTACGATCGTGTGCTTGAGCAGCACCACCTCGATGATTCGATCATCCCTGCGATCGATACCTTGTACGAGTTGATGCGCATCTACGGCGGCGGCTTCGCCGTGGTCGCCAATGAACTGAATGTTAAATTCCCCAGCATCCCCGGCGCTTACGGCACTTGCGATTTGATATTGGCCAATAAGAAAGTGGTGCTGATGAACGATTGGAAGTTCGGCGCCGGCATCCCTGTTACGGCTGTGATCAAGGACGACACCGGCGAGCGCGTCAATCCGCAGTTGCTGTTCTACTTCGCCGCCGCCATCAACTCGCTGCCCAGCGCAGTGTTCAAAAAGAAGAAGTACGCGGTTGCCATCATTCAGCCGCGCACCGACGAGCCGCTCACCCACACTATTATTACCCGCACCGAAATCGACATGTTCGTCGAGGATGTCGACGTCGCCATCATCAAGGCGCTCGACAAGGATCCGCCGTTGACCGTCGGCGACCACTGCCGCTGGTGCCCGGCGCGGCCGTTCTGCCCGCGGCACACCGAACCGCTGTTTGAATTGACTCAGCTTGGCGCCGCTCCAGCGCGGCCGCTGGAGGTCGACACCGACGATGGCGACTACGGTGAGTTTCTCGCCAAGGCCAAGGTGCTGGTCGACCTGGCGGCTGATTATAAGAAAGCCGTCGACGAGCAGTTGCACGCCTATCTGGAGGCCGGCGGTACCGTGCCGGGCTGGAAGCTCAAGCTGAAAACCAAGTTGCGCCAGTGGGTTGATGAGGGTGTTGTTATCCCCACACTGGTCAAGCTCGGTTTCACCGAGCCCGATATTTTGCAGCACAAGCTGCAAACATTCGCCCATGTCGACAAGGTGGCAAAGCGGCTCGGCGTCAAGATCCCTGACCATTTGCGGGTTGCACCCGAGACCGACGAGACCGTCATTGCGCCCGAAAGCGACCCCGCACCGAAGATCGATCGTAAACAGGCGGCGCTGGAATTCAGCCAAGCCTTAAAAGAATTGCGCCACGGCACCTAGTCGTGCTGCAATACCCGGGCCGGCTCACCTGCCCGGTCAATGTAACTGAACAGGAACTACGAACATGAATGATATTGTTAAAGGCTCTTTCGGCTCGACCGCTCTCTCGAACGAGCTGGCCGATCGTCTGCTCGCCGGCATCGAGGACTCGCAAGCGACGACCCTCGTTGCCGGCGGCGGCAAAGATCTGATCAAGCTCAGCAAAGGCGACGGCACCTGGAATATCGGACAGTCCGATACGCCAATGCAGGTCGGCTCGAAGTGGCTGATCAACATTCTCAGCATCTGTCACGGCCACATCTGCTGGTCCAACTATCAGGGCACCCGCAAGAATGAGCGCCTCGGCGAGGTCATGGTCCCCATGTCCGAGCCGAAGCCGAAGCGGCCGGATCCGATCGATGGCTTTCCGTTCGCGGAGCAGCGGTCGTTCGAAGCTGTGTGCTTGAACGGCGAAGACGCCGGCACCGAGGTGCAGTTCAAGAATGGTTCTGTCGGTACCATGAAGGGCTTCAAGAAGCTCGAAGACGCCATCAAGTCGCAGTTGAGAACCAACCGCGCTTATCCTTGTCCGGTCATTCAATTCAAGTCCGACAAGTACAAGCACACCGATTACGGTTGGATCTTCAATCCGATCTTTGAGGTGGTCGACTGGTCCGATCTGCAGGGCAACCTGCTGTCGGCCAACTCGACGGCGAAGATTCCGAACCCGAGGCCGACCGCGGCAACGGCAGGTAAGCCTGCCCGCGTTAGGGCGGTTCCGGTCGAGGATGTCGATGATGTCGAGGATGTTGCGGAGCCCGTTCCCCAGCGTCCCGCACAGCGTCGCCGGCCGCCGGTGGGCTAATTCCCCTGCATCTCCCCACCAACTCCCCCAGGCCCGTCTCCGGGCCTGGGGCGCTCCCATCCCGGATGCACCACCATGACTGAGCTGACCTTCAACACCCACAATATCTGTTGGTTCGATTTCGAAACCAAAAGCGGCGAGGATCTCCAGGCCGCCGGCGCCACCCGTTACGCTTGCGATCCCGATGCCAAGGCCATGATCCTGACCTATGCGATCGGCCTTCGTCCGGTTTGCATCGTTACTGCGCCGGTGCCCGGTGAGGCTCTGACCTGGAAAATGCTGCCTGACGATTTCCGCGGTTTTTACGAAACCGCGCTGCTCACCGGCGAGGTTAAGTACGCCGCGTTCAACGCCGGTTTTGACCGCGCCATCTGGAATTGGGCGGTGCCGGGCGCGCCACCGATCCACCCTCACATGTGCATCGATCCTTCGGTCCAGGCCACCGTGGCCGGCCTGCCACCCGACCTGGCGGGCGCCTGCAAGCAGGCCGGTGCCATCCACAAGATCGAGGGGGCGCAAAACATCGCGTTGTTTTGCGCCCCCGATGCTGTCGGCACGCCGGAAACCCATCCGGCGGAATGGGCGGCGTTCTGCGCGTACGCCAAAGGCGATATCGAATCGATGCGGAGCCTGTTCAGGCGAACCCGCCAGCTGCCGTTGCGGGAATGGCAAGAGTACTGGGCCATGGAGGCCATCAACGATCGGGGGATCCGGGTCGACGTTACGTTCGCCACCAAGGCCGATCGGCTGACCCAGGAGGCCAAGGTCTATAACGGGCTCGAGTTGCGCCAGCTGACCGGCGGCGCGGTGATCGGTGTCGGCAACGTCAAGGCGCTGACCGCCTGGTTGATCAACCGCCTGCCGCTGGAAGGCATCGAGATGCTGACCCGGCAGGAGGAAGAGGAGGACGAGGACGGCACCATCACCCGGCCGGCCAAATACTCTTTGACCCGGCCCCGGGTCGAGAAGTTGATCCCGTATTGCCACGCGATCGGCGATCACACAGCCGAGCGCGCGCTGCAGATAAGATTGTACGGCGGGTCGACCACACCGGCCAAGTATCGCAAGATTCTCGACCAGGAGGTCGATGGCGCAATCTACGGGCAATACGTTTTCAACGGCGCCCCCCAAACCGGCCGCGCGTCCAGCCGCGGCGTGCAGATCCAGAACCTGTCACGGGCTTTCCTGCCCTACGAGCATGAGGCGATCGAGGCTGTCCTGGACGATATTGAATACGCCAAGTTCGCCGTGCTCGGCGACACCACGCCTGTTGCCAGAAAGCTGGCGTTGCTGATTCGTCCCGCTTTCGTTCCCAACATAACGAATCAGTTCGTGGTCAGTGACTTTGCCCAGATTGAGGCGCGCATCCTGCCGTGGCTGGTTGGTCCCAAGAGTTTGGGCGCCCTGCAGCGGCTGCAGATCTTTCGCGACGTCGACAATGATCCCTCGGTGCCGGACATCTACACCCGCAGTGCCGCCGATATCTCCGGCGTGCCTGTGGCGGAAATCGACAAGATGCTGCGGCAGCGCGGTAAGGTCGCCGAGCTGGCGCTGGGCTTCGGCGGCGGGGTCGGCGCCTTGGCCGCAATGGGTGCCAGTTACGGCCTCTACCTGCCGCCCGACGAGGCCAAGCAGGTGGTCGAGCGGTGGCGCAAGGCCAATCCCTGGTGCGTCCGGTTTTGGGGCAAGCACAGCGCCGACACGTCTTACGGCCTGTGGGGCGCCGCCAACCGCGCCATGGAGCAGCCCGGCAGCACCCAGACCGTTGGCCGGGTGTCTTACACCTTCGCGCCGCGGATCCTCGGTGGCACGCTGTTCTGCCAGTTGCCGTCCGGCCGCTTCATGTCGTACCGCGGCATTCGCTACGAGACGGTCGAGGACAAGGACGACGACGGCAAGGTCATCGACAGGCGGACCGAGCTGCGGTTCTGGAAGGGCCACAACCGCGCTCACATTTGGCACGGGACGTTATGCGAGAATATCGTCCAGGCCACCGCCGCTGACCTGCTGCGCGGCACCCTGGTGCGATTAGAACAGGCCGGTTTAGGTGCGCGGCTTCATAGTCACGATGAATGCCTCATCGAATGTGCCGAGGATGATGTGCCAGGCGCTGCGATCATGCTGCGCGATGTGATGCGCCGGGGCTTCGACTGGACTGACGGCCTGCCGCTGATGTCCGAGGAAGTGGTGCTCTCATATTATTCAAAATGGGAGGCGTGAGATGGCCGGCACTACCGCGGCTCGGCCGATTCCGCCGGAGATCCGCGATCAGCTCAACAAGCTGTTGCTGGTGCTCGGTTCTACCAGCGAGGGCGAGAGCGCGTCCGCAGCTGGCATGATCACCAAGCTGCTGAAGCGTCACGGTTTGGATTGGCACGATGTGGTTGGCTCGATCGGCCAGGTGGCACGATCGGCGCCACCACCGCCACCACGTAAAACGAAAACGTATACCCGTCCGCAGACCATGACCGCTGCCGAGTTGCAGGCGCTGGTACATTTGATCCTCCGCAGTCCGCTCAACAATCGAGCGCGGCACTTCCTGGCCGGCATGGTCGACCGTGCGCAGATCTACGGCTCGGTGCAGTTTTCCGACAAGCAATGGATGTGGCTCCAGGATCTGGCGCGGCGGGCTGGTGCGATATGAGTAAAGGCAACGATTGGAGGACTAATTTGATGGGCTATAAAAAATTCAGCCAGACAACCAGTGGATGGGAAATATCCGAAAATATCGACGCGCCATCACCACTGCGATGGCGGGCGACACATCCTCAATTCGGTACGCGGTATTACGAAACGCACGATGAGGTGTTTCCTGATGTGGCTGAGTTCATGTTTAAGATCGCCGCAAGCATA